GCAGTATCATTAATCAATATTTAGTAGTGGTATTAATAGCAATACCGATTTCAAGAATTGCAGTCAGATACAATGTAACATATATGATGGATTTAATGAGAGTGAATAAGGCTGAGGTCTTAGATATACGAAGAAAGTCAATATTTTTACTTGTATCCAATCATATAGTAATCTTGTTACACATAGCATATGCAAGGAGTTTACCAACCAATAATCTACACACGTTTATGGTATCATTTGCTGTCATAGTTGAAATTGTTGGATTATTAATTTACTTGTATAGAACATCATTTAAACTACCTAAGGTTATTTCAGAAATTAATCAGTATAAGGAGAGATAAATAATGGAGAATAAAGTATCATTTACAATTTATTATAAGTGTCCAGACTGTGGAAATGAGATATCACGGTTAGTAAGTATCAATTCGAAAGTACCAGTAGACATAACTAGTTTAGTTAGTGAGAAGGTTTTTAATTGTAGGTGTGGAACTACATTTGCAACACCACCTTATGGTGAACTTTATAGAAGATTATAGGAGTTGAAAATAATGAGTAATGAGGTAAGATACTACGTGTCATTAGTTATACGTAATAATATTAAGAAAGTGTACTTGATTGATTGTGATGTATGGGATAGTTCAGTAAGTAGTATTTTAACATCAGATATGTTATTAAGTTATGAGAATGTTCAAAATAGTGTAATAGATGATATGGAAGAAATATTATATGAAAAAGAACCTATGTTTATATACAATGATGGTGAAGATGATATAGTTGGTCCACACCTAGATGTAAGTAAATTTGTATCCATAAGAGATGTTATGTCTATCATTACACCATTAACACTTACAAATACATTTAGTATAAATTATTCATTTACAAGGAGTGTATATGAGAGAACAGATACTAAATTCATTCCTAGACTTAAGCTTAGAAAGAAGTTATATTTTGCATTTGATTATGACATAGAAAATTTAGATAAGACATATATAACTGTATGTGATAAAGAGTTTTGGAAAGAAAATAAGTTTGTCAGTGATGAAATAAGTTTTACTAGTGAGGAGAAGAAACTAGCAGAAGAAATAGATGTATTAAAAAGTCCATTAGAATTAATATATTCATTTATATCTAAAAATAATTTTATTAGAACTGATGATAATTTTAGATATGAATATATTGGTGATATGAATGATTCAGAATTAAAGACCAATCTAATCTTACAGGGTATTGAGTTCAATGATGAATTACAACAATATTTAAGACTCTAGATTTAGGAGGTTTATAAATGAAAAGAGTATTTAAAGATATGAATTTGGGAGAATCCTTATTATATAGGGTTCTTCCTATAATTTTGTATATGGTTATTCCCACAGTATTATTGATAACTATAGTAATTATAGGAAACTCTATTGAAACTATTTTAGCATTGACTATATGGATGCTATTTTACTATATAATCACTAGGGATAATAAGTATGCTAGCCATGATATAATTTATAAAAATAATGAGTATGGAGAAAACTTTAATAGAGGTAGAGTTACTGAACGTGTTAATATAATATCTAAAGAGTTTTTAGGTCATTATATTAGTACTAAGGAATTGTCTATATTAGTTTATTTAAAATATACATCTATTAATGAAGGAGTTGTAGATCCAGATAGAATAGATGATATTGACTTGGAAAATATAAATAAATGGATTAAGCTGGGTTATATGTATATTATAGAGACTAATAAAAATAATATTACTGATTCTAGGTTTAAAATTTATATGAGGCATGATTTCTTCAACTTTATTAATGAAATTCAATGGTTTGCATATGTAGAGAATAAATTAAAATAGGAGGATTGATGAGTGAGTACAGATTACGCAATAACAAATAAGGTATATTATAGGAGTATAGATAGGAATACTAATGAAGTTACACTAGGTGACTACACTGTGGAGAATTTAACAAACTATATGTCTGTTGAGGTAGTTAAAGATAAAAGATTTATTGATCCAACTATGCATATTAATAATTCTCCATATAAAAGAGTTTGTATAATACATGTAGATGATGCTAAAGACTTAGAAGTTGGAGATATTATTACAACCGATTTTTTAAATGACGGGGGATATACTCCACGGTTATTAATGGTATCATCCATAACTAATGATTTAGAAATTGTTGGAAAAGATCTTATAGAATATCAGAGTATATTTTCTATAAAATCACATTATGAAATTGAACAAGAACATAAAGATAGAGTAGATGACATTAGACTAGATGAGATGGATGATGATATTAGAAATAACACTTTAGGTATAAATAATAGGGGGAAAGTAGTGAATTCTTATATAATTGACGATATTGTGGACAGTTCTGAGTTTGTAGAGTCTAATACTGATTTGGAAAAGGCAGTTAAAATTCATGATTGGGGTGATAGAACACCTTCAAAATATTCCATTTATAAGATTGAAAAAGATTTGGTATCTGTAAGACTAAACGCTACCTCAAAACTTAATAATACTAGTACATTTCAGGATTATATACTTAAGTTTAAGGGAGATGGAAAAGTAGAACTTGGTGATATAATTCATAATAATAAGTTTATCGATGGGGTAGACCATTTCAAGGTGTCTTACGCTTCTAATGAATATTCTGAAATATTAAGTGCACTTATTTATGGTGAAAAAGTAATAACTATTAGAGAAAATAATAATGAGATTGGTGGGACCGAATTATCGGATAATGCGTCATTAAATAGAATAAAAGGAGATGAAATAAGAATGACAGATGCAAATAATATTAATGGATTTGACAGTAATACAAAAAGTGATATAGCTATTATGGTTTCAACTATTGCAGGAAAGTTAGAAGATTATATAGTTAAAGATAAAAATATAGCATTAACACCTACTGGACTTTCATTTTATGGTAAATCATACTCTGGTAAAGCTGAAGGATATATTGATGTTAAAAATACTGAAATCATTAGTAACATTCCAGTAGGAATTATCATTCCAACAGACATTAAGAATGTTAATATAAATGATACTGTTAGAGATAATGAAGGTAATCTTCTTAGAGTTGAGGGTAAAGAGGGTAAAAGACAGTTAAGAGTATCTTCATATGAGAATAATACTATTAAGATAATACAATCTTCACAAGACTTATTAGGTAATCAGATTTTTCATAAGTTGCTTACTCCATTTAATTATGATGGTGGAATAAATCCAGTTCTTAATATTCCTATATCTTTTTATAAGACATTCAAAGAGGGTGGACTTGATAAAGCTATATCTGATAACTATCATTTATTAAATTCTAAATTAGGTGATATTGATTATAAGAGTATTCTTAATTCAAGGGAATTTAAAATGCTACTTCCTATTGGTTTGATTGCATATGAATTGAATAAGAATGATATAAACTTATTAAATATGTCAATGGATGAAATCAAGAATGGTATTAAAGGCTCGGATATAGAACGAAGACATGTCTTTACTGCAGTATTATTTGTCGGTTTAATATTATATTTAAATAAGGATAAAATTAAAAAGCAAATGATAAAGCATGAAATTAAAACCAAGGTTACTAAGACTAAGGAAAAGTTTTTCGATTCATTAAACGTGATTAAGAATAAATTAAAATTAGATAAATTTAGAAAAGGAGATGATACTAATGACAAGAAGTAATATTCTTGGTAGCACTGAAGTTGAAAGGTATAACGATGTGGTGTGCGAAGGTGAACATGCGATAGTTGGTCGTAAATTGAATCCTAGGTTCTTAGTGGGATATAAGGTGCGTAATAACAAGACTAGTGATGAAGGTAGGGTAATAGGCGTTTATGCTGGAAATGATGGTAAATATATCAGATTTAAAGTTAGAATAGTAGACCATGCAATGAATACTAAACTTGGCACTGAATCTGATTGGATTATCGAATCATGTAGTGTTATGGTTGATATTAATGTATATAAGGATCTATCAGATTTAGTTGCGTAGTATTAATTATTTAAGTTATACAACCTTTTTGGTGTATAACTTTTTTTATAACCATATATTATAATAGTGATAGTTATTGGTAAGTTTATTTAAAGGAGAGTTGATATGATAACACTTGTTGAAGTTAGGAAGCTAGAAACTATTCCAGTTAAAAATCATGAAGATATTGTTAACCCAAGATGTAAGATTAGATTAGAATCTATCAGTAGTGAGATTGCATATACTAGTGATGGTAAAGAATTTTTCACACCTGAAGGTAAGTATTCATTTTCTATAGATGAATTCACAGATATTACTAATCCTATATATAATGATGAGTTTAGGTATATACCTAAGAAACTAGTAATTAATTTCTGTGATTATAGTCAGCATGAAGTACTAGTTATCACTGATTTTTTAAAAGACGAGGAATTTACATGCTTAGAAGATATACACAAATTAATAATAGAAAAGAGTTCAGGTCATACAAGCGGTGTAAAGAATTTATCAGAATATCGTACAGAATTATAAGGAGTGAATATACCCATGAATGAAAAACTAATTGAGAGAGTAATTGATAATAGGACTATTGAAAACAAGGATGAAATGATTAATATAGGACTAGTACTAGATGAGGCTAGTAATGAATACTATAATAAATCTGGTAAGATTATGTCAGATACCAAGTTTGATATATTGAAAACTATCTACATGGAGCATGGTGGAGTTATTGAGGGTGCAAAACCACCAAAAGGAACTGTGTCTGTTGAACACAAGTTTAAGAATATTGTAGGTTCATTAAGTAAAGTAAATAATATTGAAGAACTTCGTGAACTTGTGAAGTCAAGAATGAATGAAATGGATGAAAATCTTAATAATTCTGTAAGAATAGAAACATCATATAAGTATGATGGTAATTCTGTTGCTATGGAATTTGAAGATGGCAAGTTAGTAAAGGCATTGACAAGAGGAAGACATGGTAAAGGCAAGGATGTCACTCATGTATTTAAGAATATGACTATTGAAGATAAACGTAATGTTGGAGTACAAACTGAGATTATTATGACTTGGGAAAATCTAGATGAAGTAAATCGTATTACTGGAAATGAATATGTAAGTCCACGCTCTGTTATTGGAGGAGTTTTAGGTTCTGATGATAATACAGATATTTATCCTTACTTAGATGTGGTTCCACTATCTATCGAAATCGAGGGCGAAGATATAAACAGAGACCAACAACTCCAATTTATACATGAAAACTTTAGAAGTGTATGTATGTATACTATTATAGATAATATAACTATATACAACGGAACCATAGATGGTATTATAGATAACGTAGAAGAAATGTACAATAAATTATCTACGAATAGGTTAGATTTAGATTATATGATTGATGGAATTGTGGTTAGATTCTATGATAAGAAGTATGAAAGTCTTGGAATAGTTAGTACTAAACCCAAGTTTGCAACTGCACTAAAGTTCCCTTACATGGAAGCTGAATCTACAGTAAACGACTTTGATTTCACTATTGGTCCAACGTCTAGAATAACACCTAGAGTATGGTTTGATAAAGTTAAATTCAATGGTGCTACTCAAGAGAAGGTGTCACTTGCAAATTATGATAGATTTAAAGAGCTTGGTCTAGGTATTGGTAGTAAGGTCTTAGTTCAGTATAGAAATGATACCCTTAGTTATGTAGAGGATTTAAATGTGCCTGAGAATGATAATATTGAGCCTTATGAATTCACTAAGATATGTCCTGCTTGTGGAGAAGAGAGTGTTGAGATTAATGACAATAGGACATTTGCATTTTGCAATAATGAGTTATGTCCTAATAAAGTGGTTGGTAGACTCGAAAGATATCTAACTAAATTAGATGTTAAAGGTGTAAAGGAGTCTACATTATCAAAATTATTCAATGCAGGTTTAATTGAAGACATTAAGAGTTTATATACTCTCGACTATACTAAAGTTTCACACATCGATGGCTTAGGAGAGAGGTCAGCAGATCTAATTAAGGAAGCCATAGAGTATAAGAATAAAGACTTATATGATTTTGAGGTGCTTGCGGGACTTGGTATTGAAGGGTTTGGTAGAACATCATCTAAATTACTTACGGAGGTTTATGATTTAGATTTTATTATTGAGAACTATGATACTATGGGTGATGAATTTGTTAAGATTGAAGGATTTGCAGATATAACTTATGATAAGTTCAATAAATATATGAATCTATATATTGACGAACTTAAATGGTTAAAGGATAATCTTCCTATTAAGTCATATAAGGAATTTGTAAATAGCTTTGATGAAGTTTACACATTATGTTTTACAGGGTTCAGAGATAAAACTATTCAAGAAGATATGGAAAGTAAAGGTCATACTATTAAGAAAGGTATGAGTAAGAAAGTTGATATTTTAGTTGCTAAGAATCCTAATGGTTCTAGTAAAAAAATAACAACTGCTAATAAGTATGAAAAAGAAGTAATAAGCATTGATGAATTTAAAAGTAGATTTGGATATAATTAGGAGGAATAAAATGAGTAATAAAAATGTTGATAATGTATACTATGACAATGGTGAAAATACTAAGATATTATGTATAGAGTGTATGAAGGGTAAATTAATTCATGATGAAAAGAATCATGCACAGTGTAACAATTGTAATACCAAGTTCTTGATTACAGGTGAGAACGAATTTGTTTACTTATAATATGAACAAGCATATATTATAATAATGATAGATAAGTTTTTAGAATAATATAGGTATGTAGCACTGTTAGATAATAAATATCAACAGTGCTATTTTTATTCTAAAGATAACTATTTATTAATATTTTATAGGATATTATAATGGTTATAGACACGTATAAATATATAGTACATAATTCAGAGGGTTTTCATGTTTCCCGTATAGATTATTATTATATATTCATGAAGTAAATAATTTCAATTTAATAGGTAATTTTGTTGGTTTTTCTTTTATACCTATCTAGAAGAGTTTTATTTACGCTGTCTTGTTTTGTTGTACTACCCTATGATAATATTCATCTTAATATCACTCCTTTAGAAAAAAAAGATATTGAGTTCATAGTGGGATAATACTAATATGGTATTATCCCGTTATATTTTTTTGAAGGTAGTAGATTGGTAACAATTTAATTATAGAAAGGAAGTGAATTATATGCTTGAATTTGAAGTAGTAGATTACACTGTTAAAGATGACATTGACACATATGCAGGTATACTTATAATTGTTGATGGTGAGAAAAGATTATTTGATAAAGATATGAATGAGATAGATGGGAATAGTGTATTAACGTTTAAGGATTCTCCTGAAAATATAGATTTGAAAGTATTGTTAGAGAGTAGACAGAAAATACTTGATTTTAATAATAGTATGCGGAATGAATAGAAGGAGTTTATATGATTGATAATAATGACATTGGAGTAACTTCTGAGTTTATGGCATTCCTTATAAGTGATATTATAAGTCAATATAAGAATTTTGATAATGCACATAAGGAAAATCATGTCAAAGATGTTATAAAGTTCTCATTAGAAATAATTAGTAACGAAGATTTAACATATGACAGAGAGGAAGTAAATATATCTAAAGTTGCATTTATTGCATCATGCTTCCATGACATAGGATTATCAGTTGAAAGAGATAACCATGAACAACATAGCATTAAGATATTCAATGAGTATTATAAAACAAATCATCTATTCAAGATGAATATAAAACCTTTTGAGAAAGATGAGATACTTAAAGGAATTGAAGAACATAGATCGAGTTATAAAGGAACTAAATCAATGATAGGTAGAATTATAAGTGATGCAGATGGTTACACATCATTCAAAACTAATTATTCGCCTATTAAACGTATAGTACTATTTAACCTAGGTAAGTCTAAAGAAGATATTAAATTATTAACTAAGGAGCATTTTAATAATAAGTACTCAGACAATGGATATAATAAATTCTATTATGATTATACTAAAATGATATTTAATCCTAAATTGGAATTTAATAGGGATTTATTTAAGAATGATTCTAAGTTTGATGTAGTATTCAATACGATATATAAGGAAATTATCAATGAAAGGGTGTTAGTTAATGGAATTAGTAAATAAACGAGAAACTGAAAAGACTGAAAAATTACATTTTTTAGATGATGAAGTAAGACAAATTCCCATGCAGAAATCAAATATCTTGATATATGAGAAGATTGAGGGTAAGCTTGGGGGTAAAGTAAGGGAATTTCTAGAATTGGGAGATACTGGAAGGTTAATTGAACAGACTGGTTATAAAATATGGGTTATATATAATTCTGATGGTGAGGAACTAACCCATTACGATTCAGAAAAAGATGTAACTGATTTATCATGTCTAGAAGGTACTGAAGGAAATTATCTATGTTCCGTAGACAAGAATGAAAAAGATAACTTTATATGGACAACTATGAGAGTTATTAAATATAAAGATAATAATCGTGTAGCTGTAGGTAATGCTAGAGAATGTACTGAAGAAGAAAGTGAATTACTTAATGAGCTATTCCCAGAATACTTAGATAATGCATTCTAATAAATTTAAAACAACTATATCAATTATGATATAGTTGTTTTTTTTTTATATATAAAATAGAACTATATCAGTTAAGATATAGTTCTATTAGTTTTATATATTATTTAACCTTATTAATAAGCTGTAGATCCATCATTGTTCGTGATAGTAATTTTACCAATTAATGGTAAGAATTCTTCCATAGCAGAACGCTTAGTCATCATGATACTAGGTACCATAGGAGCGTTAGGATCTCTGTATCCTCCACCTTTAACTACATTGTAGCTATAAGGGAAGTACTTGTAAGTCATTAACTTAGAAGATTTAGGTAAGAAAACCATGTAGATTTCTCCATCAGGAATTAAATCTGAACTAACTAAATCGAATCTATTATGACCAGCCATAGCACCTAAAGAATAAGGAACATTAACTCCACCTTGTTCTTGAGAACTAGAGAAAGTCCAATCTACATTTGGTATAATTTCTAAATCAATTGGAGAACCAACTAATACGAATTTACCGCCTGAAATGTTACTATCTCTTTTCATTCTATTAGCACCATGTTGAATTACTGCTTTAATTTCTTCTCTCCATGCGATTCTTCCTTTATCGAAAGCCGCTGGTGGTTTAACATCAAATGTATAATCATAAGCGTCAGCACCTTTTGCTTGAGAAACTTTAGTAGAACTGTCTACTAAGAAGTCAAAGATTTCTAAGTCAATTTTCTGACCCATTACTTTTGACATTAAGTCAACTAATTCAGTAGCACCATCAATATTATATAATGCCTTTGTATCTTGTAACCATTCTAACGGTAATGAAGCATTTAAGTGTTCTCCAGCACCAATAGTTACATCTTTAGAGTCGATATCAAATTCAATTGATTCACCTCTGTTATTCTTTTCTGACGTTAATGCACCATCAACTACAACTGTATTTACTAAACCAGCAACAGATGTAATAGTAATAGTACCTTTCTTAAAGTCAACGTGACCTAATACTTGATCTGTATGAACAGTGTCTTCAGAGTCTGTAACACTAACTGTACCAAATAATCCAGAACGGATATCAGCAACAATATTTACATCTACATCATAATCTTCAGTAGTTGTATCATCAGCTAATGTAACAGTCATATTAACACTTGAAATTCTAAAGTTCTTATCAATAGTATCGCCTAATTCAGTTGATGCTGAAACAGGACCCAAAAGGTCTGTATCTGTAGCAGGAATAGCGATTGGTGTAGTATCTAATTTCTTTAAAGAAACTAATGATCCACCTGTGTCTTTATTTAAACCAGCAGGTAATTCATGCTTGTCTCCGTTACCATCAATTAAATATGCCTTAGTGTAAGAAATTGCAAATCTAGGCTTTTTAACTGGTTGAGTAGGAATTGCATTTTTAAGTGCTAATTTAGCCCACATTTTTCTAATTGTTGGCATAGCTAAAGATGATAAATCTTGTAACCCTGCTAACGAACCTTCAGTTAATACATCTAAACGTGTATTTTCTAGTAATTGTACAAAGTCTTTTGCATCATTTGCATTAAGACCTTCAGATAATCTTCGTGAATACTCCTCGAAATAAGCATTCTCAGTTAAGATTGTTTTAAAGCTTTCTCCTATAATGTGGCATTGATTCTTAGCGAAATATTCTTCAGTTTCTTTTAAAACAGAAGAAAAGCCATCATTAGTCACAGTATTTTCAGTACTTCTGTAATTAATCATAAGTGATCTCTCCTTTTCTCTAATTAAATTTAATTAAATATTATTTTAATATTTTTATTATTAATATGTTTATTATTTTAACAACTCATTTAACAATTCTGATATGAGCGATAAAGAGTTCTTGCAATACAAATATATAGTGAGTAGTTTCTTATATGAAAAGTCATCAAAACTGTTAACTAGGACAAAGTTCATTTTGTCAACATTATCATCTATCTTACTAGATAGCGTATTCAATACTTCATTACCTATTTTCTCATCACTAGAAATATCTATGTGAGTCAATGACTCATTTAGTTCCTCTGCGATAACTAACAGTTTCTCATAGTCTTCATATAATTTATATTTTTTTGTATTCTCATCGTCAGACTTTTCAATTTCAGGATCATCAATTTCATCGTCAGATTCTTCATCATCTTCATTGTCATCAGAGTCTATTTCTTCATCATCTACGTCATCTTCATTGTCATCTGAATCATTATTATTAATTTGTTCCTCTTCTTCATCATCTTTTTTATCAGATTTAACTTCAGCATCATCTTCTGTTGGTTCATGAATAGTTTCATCAACCTCATTAGGTGCTTCTTGTATAAGAAACATTCCTTTAAGACCCATTTAAACACCTCTTTTCTATTAAATACCCGCTTTTTCTAACTTCTTAATATTATTTTCTAACTCTGATTCTAGCTTCATTAACTTGTATTTCTCTTTTTTATTATCTTCCTTTTTTGCATCTTCTAACTTTTCTTTAACAATCTTCAGTTGTGTTTCATATGAACTTTTTAGTTTCTTTCTTTCACTGTCTTTAACCTTATTATTAATGAAAGATGCTGTTAATGAGCCTAATAAAGCTATTAAAGCACTATTCAGTACTAATAGTAATGCTGTTGTACCTAGTACTAATTTAAATATTTCAGTTATAGAACTTCTTTCTTTAACCAAGTCTTCAGGCTTTAAACCCATTAATTTCTTAATTAGACCCTTAGCTTTAATCATCTTATCTTTGACATCTTCTTTGGTAACTTTTTCATTTAGTACCTCTGAGGAAGTATCTTCATTAAGAAATAATGCACCCTCAGTTATTATCTTCTGTTTACTTGTATATTTATCCATTCTATTCCTACCACCTTTCGTTGACTTATCTAAATTCATATTAATATTTTGTTATCATTATTAAACATTCTATTATAATAAAGAGATAAATTAATTAAATATAAAGAAAGGAATGATGATTATGGAAAAAAATAATGCCTTTTTAATTTCTGAAAGTACAATTACTTCTAAACCTGAAATTGTAGGATATAACGAAGCTACTAATTCTGTTACATTTAAAGCAGTATTACAAGATGCAGATACTCCTAATAGAAATAGAAGATCTTATCAGTATAAAGGTTTAAAGAATGCACTAAATAGTGATTATATTCAAGAACGCTTAGAAAGAAAAGCATGGTATGGTGAATGTGGACATCCTTTATCAAATGATGTTAAACGACAATTACATATAGATCAGACTAGAATATCTCATATTATTCGTGAGGTATGGTTTGAAGGTAATGTAGTTAAAGGTCTTATAGAGACTGCTAATACAAGAAGTGGTAGAGATATGATGGGACTAATTCGTCAAGGTTCTGAAGTTGCATTTTCAATGAGAGGTCTAGGTAGTAAAACTGAACAACAAGGTAATATACTATATGTTAAAGACCCTATTAAAATATTTACTTATGACTGGGTTATTCATCCATCTCATGAGATAGCATATATGGAAAAATTCTTATCTGAGTCAACTATGGATAGTCTTTTACCTAATAAAAATGCTGATTTAAAGTTGTTATCAGAAGGTTCAATAATACCATTAACTGAGAATGAAGATATGACAGACTTCATATGTGATGAAGATAATGACATGGAAGACATAATTAAGAAGTTTGACTTAGCCATGAATGAATCTCATATTACTTTGAATGAAGATGCTAGATTTTTAGATGTTAAAGAAGGTAGTAAGAAATTTAAAGTTCGTATTGAAGATTATGCTAAGAAACAATTAGATACTGATTTAATAGAGATTTTTAAATAAACGGAGGTGATCCAATTTGTTAACACCTACCAAAGTTATTAGACATATAGATGGTATGTTAGGTGTGACTCATCAAGTATTAGAAATAAGTAAAGAAGAAATACTTGATATAATAAGGGAAGAAACTTTACCTACATTTAGTAAATACTTTCCTCATTATGCGGAGGTAATTGTTACACCTGATAAAGACAAGCATGGTGCTGAAGAAATGTATTTCTTAGATACTGATTACGATATATTATCTGTTTCTAAGGTAATTTTAAGTTATGGCAACACTGGTAATGGTGCATATAACAGTGGATTATTATCTAGAAGTCCTTTAGATAGACAAGCCGCTAGTAATGCATCTTCTATGATGATGCAACCAGTAACACATCAATTTCATCCACCATCACTTATAGAAATATTTCCAAAAAAAAGTTTAGTAAGTAAATTCACAGTTCAAATAAAAGCAGTTCATCCTGACCATTTTTCGACTATCCCTATTTCTCTTAAGGATCAATTCTATGAGCTAGCTATTTGTGATGTTAGGAAGTTCTTATATCCTATAAGATTTAGGTTCAATAATATCGAAACTTTATATGGGAGTATAGAACTATTCATGAATAAACTTGAGGGTGCTGAAGATGATAGAAAAGATATACTGGAAACATTCAGACAACATTCTCATAAAAGTGCTAATAGACGAAAGATATTTATAAGATAAAAAAAAAATAAATTCCATTAACCCATAAGGTTAATGGAATATTTATTACTTATTATGTCGCTCTTCGTTCTTTCTTACGTCTAAAGAACTTATAATCTTCAAACTCTAAGAAACTAATATGCTTACTCATAGTCTCTATATCATCATGAGGATATATGGCTAAACCCTCTAAATTAATAGCATTATTTTTGATATACTTAACTGGATGAAGCTTTAATTTATTTTTTACTTCTCCGTGTTCAATAATCATGCAAAACAAAGGTATATCATTATTGATACATCTGATTAATCTCATTGCATTACTTATATGTTCATAACCATGCAATATAATATATTCCTCGCCAATTAATGATAATATACTCAATTCAGAATCATTACAATTTATTATTTTTTTACAATCGTCACTAATATAATGTGGATTGTTTACTTTACTCTTTATTATAATTGTATCATTAGGCTTAACACCTAATGATTCTATTACATTCTCCAATTCATACACTTTAAAGTCCTTAACCACTGTACCGTTATTCATTAACTCCTCCTATAGATATAATCCCCTTAAACTCCTAGAGTCTGTAATCACATCACTAATATAGCCATTCTTCTCAGATCTTAATTCAATGTCTTCAACTATTTTTGTAGCACTCTTCTCTGTTTTTTGTTTAGAATGATGTTGGTGAAGTTTATATTCATATACTTCTTTACCTTTATGAATACGTTTAAGAACTGGTTTATATTCGCAGTACCAGTACCTTCCCTCATCTATTCTATGTTCTATCCAATATACATACTCAGGACTCTCCAACTTCTTAATATACGGTATCTTAAATAATCCAAGGAAATTAAATTCTCTCTCAATGAATATAACTTCCTCTTCTGAATGTGATTTTACTTTATATACAGTTTTTATCATTTATAACAGCTCCTTAATTATCTTCAGGTTCAGGGTCTGTGAAATATAAACCTTGTGTTTCAATAAATGGCACAAATGTTCCAGAAATCCCTGGGTCTGAACTTGATGATGCTGTAAGTCCAATACGTCCAACATAACTAGAATGTATACCTCTATATCTTACTTTAATATTTTTATTACCATCCCCAAGACTTTGAGGACCAGATTGTGTAAACTTAAGACCTCCATTAATTAAATCTAAACCATTAACACAGTTATTATATCTAAGTAACTCATTCTTCTTAAGCTTCTTTATAATAAAGCCAGGTCCAAGAGTACTAAATAGTTGCATCTTCTGATTAAGTGTAGGTGTAGTCTTATTCAATAATCTATAAGTTATACTTGAGAATCTAGTCAGTAGTGGATATATTAAATACTCATGTAATCTTATACGTTTATTTGATAAGTCCATATTATCTTTCTCCATGAATCTGTCATAATTACGCATCATCCACTGAATTATAGTAAATGTATCTTCCTTGTATTCTTCCTTAATTCTTAGTATCTTCTTCGTTCTCTCATCCAGTATTCTCTTGAATGATAATAAAATCTTATCTGATTTCTCAATTTGAGAATTAGGGTTAGATGTGAATGTAGCACCTAATCTCTTTTTCCAATAATCATTGTTAGCTATCTTATCAATTGTCATTCTACTATTGAAATTAATCATATCCAAATACATCATTGAGAACTTTCTTTTAAAAGTTCCTTCTTCCAGCATACCCTCATGAATATATACATGAAGACCTTTCTTATTCACTTCAAATAGGAAGTATTCGTCTCTATTAGTAAGCTCATCTTCATTAATATTCATTAGACCTATATCATCTTCAGAATATCCAAACTTATCAGCTATATCATATCCAAACTCAGCAAAATAATAGAATAATACATTTAACTTATACTTGAATAGATCTACTAGATACGTTGATTCAATAAATTCAGTGTCATCAACACTTGTAAACTTCAATTCTTTCTCTCTTAGTACCATAGGCATTAACAATGTCTTAAGTCTTAATGACTTTGGTGTATTATACGTCGCTAAGTCTATTATCTGATATATAGGGAAGTAAGTAACTCCGTCTATTAAGAAATAGAAATCATCAATTAACTTAGGATATAAAATAGTCTTCTCAACTGTCTCTGTTTTAGTAACTCTTTTTCTCCCTGCTATACCAGTTACTTCAAAGTGTAGCTTAATTAAATCAAGTCTTGATTCGTCTAATGATATCCACTTATTATTTTTCTTACCTCTGGTCTTTATTTCACTTTCATCATGGGATATCTCAGAACCTATAAATTTTACCCCCTCAATAACTTCTAATGCTTTACATACATCATTAATATAATCAAGAACGTTATCAGTTCTTTTCATATATATGAAATCTTCATTAAACCTCTCTTTGTTTTCTTTACCATATACTGACAAATGTTTCTTCAATACTAACATCTCCTCTCAATACTTAATATAGTATTTAATAAAATTTAATCATATTGTATCATTGTTATAATATATATTTAAATAAAAAAATAATAATTTTCATAGTAATTTATGTAACATTATATTAAGATAATATTTTTATATACTATCTATTGGTTGTTTAAATAAAAAATTAAATAACTACATAAGAGTCAATAAACAATTTAATAATAAAGTTAAATTAACATAGTAAAACTGAAAATTTATACTATTAATAACTTTGTTAAAATTAATGTTTAAAAAATTAAAAAATGAATTTAAGAGAGGTGGATTATGAATTTAAGACAAATCACAGAGGAAGTTTCAAATGAACTTAACTGTACTAAGAAAGATGGAAAGAAAGCTGTTGATGCTGTAATCAAGGTTATCAGTGAAGGCTTAAAGGAAGAAGGAAGATGTCAACTAACAGGTTTTGGATCTTTCAACGTTAAGACTATGAAGGCTAGAAAAGGTAGAAATCCTAGAAATCCTGATGAGACTTACGATATTGGTAAAAGAGAACAAGTAACATTTAGAGCTGGAAAGACTCTAAAGAATTTAGTTAATAAGTAATACAAATGAATATCTCTATATCTATTATTAGATATAGAGATATTCTTAATATTTTTACATACTATATAAATTTAATAATAAATATATAATATAATTAATTAAAAATAATATAAAATACATAATATATAAATTAATATAATAAATATATAATATATAAAATTTAATAATAAAATAATAATAATAAATATATAATTAATTATAATATATAAAATTTAATAATAAAATAAATAATAATATTAAACCCCTAATCCCCTTATAATTAATAATTAATATAAATATTTTATGTAATTATCTGTTAATATAATATTTTTTTATTAAAAAAAAATCGTATATATTGAATATTCACTTATATATTATAAAAGTGATAGGTATCAATAATAGTATAGATTAATTAAAGGAGGTCATTTAATTATGACAAATGTACAAGAGACAATGTTTGATATGGTGGTAGAAGAAAAGATAGTAAAGAAAGAGAATTTCTTTATTCAATTTATCAATGAAGGTTATAGTAAGTCTACTATATCTGAAGCATTACTTGCAATGGTAAGTTGTAATTTAGTATTTATTAAAGATGGATTTATCTACCATAATGCAAGTGAACAACCAGATAATTGTGAAGCAGACATTGTTGAAGAAATAGAAAGAATATTAAAGTCAAATAGTTTAGGACTAGGTAGTAGTGAATTAATCAATACTATAGTTCATATAAAAGTAAATTAATAGAAGTATTCACCTATTTAATTATAGGTGAATATTTTTTTTTTGTATATATACATATGATAAAGAAATTAACATAATATTAATTAACGTTACAGGAACATAGAAAAATAGGATTTTTACAATAAAAACAGAAAGGTTGATTTATATGATGAATGGTATGATAGTCAATGAGAAATTATATATCAAAGAAAATATTCAAGAAATGGAGTTATTTTTTAAAGATATTAAGAGTAGTTCAGATATGTATAAAACAATGGATACTCACAATGATGAGTTATCTAGTATTATATATGATGAATTCAATATGTATGTATCTGATATCTACATAGTTAAGGCACATAAGCATTTCTTTGGAATGAGAATATTCCCATCTAAGGAAGAGCTACAAAATAAGACTATGGAAATAATGAACAACGATGATGGATATGTATTTAAGGATTGCAATGAAGTAGTTATTGAAATTGATTCACAATTAATCGAGAGCTTTAGTACAAGACAAATTGTAGCGGTATTATTACATGAGATTGGTCATAAAGCTGAAAACTCAAAGATAGCAGATGAGATAAATAATGTATATACCAGAAAGATGTCTGCAATATCTGAACCTGTAAAGGATTTAAACTCAAGCAACTATAAAGAAATGGGTAGAGTAGGTTCATTTACTAAGATGACATTTGCAACATTATTCTCTATGCCTAGTGATTTATTGTTGGGTAAGAATAAAACTGAGGTAAGAGCAGACTCATTTGCAGTTAAGTATGGGTACGGTCAGGCTTTATCTGAAGCATTACTAAAAGTTAGAGCATTTGTTAAGGGACAACAATTAGATGATGAAGATAGAGATTCATTTATAGGATTTATGTTAGATTTAGGTGATAATTTTCTACAACGAAGACGTAGAATTCTTAAGGATATAAAAAAGAATCTTGATATGGCTGATAGTCCATATGAACGTGAATTACTAAAATCTCAAATAAGATTTTTAGAGAAGAATTAAATTAACTTACACCTAATAACTTAATTGTTGTTAGGTGTAATAATATAAGGGGATGATTAATATGAGTAGTGATAAATATGTTATTGATCTTTCTACAAAGAATAAATCATTTTTATCAATGGCAATTATACTCAAAAAGTTAGGAGTCAAGAATAATAAATTTTTTTTAAGACTATATGATAAGAGTTTAAAAGGGGTCAACCCTCATTCTGAAGATCTTACATTAGAACAAAAAACTAGAATCGCAAATGAATGTATGAAGAATCCATGGTATTTATTACGTGAAGTAATAAGAATACCAACTGTTGCAGGAGATATCCAATATAAGCTACATAGAGGAAATCTGGCACTATCATGGGCAATGTTTAATAATAAAAGTTTAATATTATTACTACCACGTCAGCATGGTAAGACTATTTCAACTGTGTGTAATTATATTTATATCTATAACTTTGCATCAAGAAATAATGAGATACTATTTTTCAATAAGGAAGCATCAGACTCTAAACTGAACTTAAAGAGATTCAAAGATATATATGAGAATTTACCTGATTATTTACAGTTCCGTTCTAAGGATGATACTAATAAGAAGGAGTCAATATCAAGTACTAAAAATAATAATACTATAAAAGCTGTATCACCTGCAAGCAGTGTTAGTGCCGCTGATAAGAAGGGTAGAGGTAATACTACTGCATGTCAATGGCTTGATGAGTACGCATGGATTAAATATAATGAAATAATGATTCAGTCAGGTGCACCAGCGACATCTAAGGCTATGGAGTTAGCTAGAGAAGCTAATAGACCATATGGACGTATAATAACAACCACTCCAAATAACTTAGATATTGATGAAGGGAAGCATTGTCATGATATGATTGAGGATTCGTGTGACTTTGTTGAAGAAATGTATGACTGGAGTGATAGTGATGTAGATAGGTATATACTCAAGAATTCTAAGAATGACTTTATCTATATAAAATTTACCTATAAGGAACTAGGTCATAATGAAAAATGGTTGAAATCTCAAATACGTACCCTACAAGGTGATATGTTTAAGGTAAAGAGAGAGATACTTCTTGAATGGTTATACTCCACAGATAATTCAATATACACAGAGGAACAGTTAACAACATTGAAGGACTTAGAGAGAACACCAATAGGTAAATTCTTTATTGACCATTATAGAATTGACGTATATGAAGAACTCAATTTTGAATATCCTTATGTAATAGGTGTCGATGTGGCAGGAGGTCTATCAAGAGACTCCTCTACTATTCAAGTAATCCACCCTAATACAATGAAAACAGCTGCTGAGTTCAGTAATAATGTTATAGATACTGCTGAATTTAATATATTACTATACAAATTAATAAAGAATTATTTTACAAACTCATTATTAGCTATAGAATCTAATAGTTATGGTAAAAATATTCTTGATAATCTTATGAAGACAGATATAAGGAAGAATTTATACTACACTAAGAGAAGAACTAAAGGTAAACGTAAAGTTAAGGATGTAAAGAAATCAAGACATATTAAAAATAGAACTCAAACATTAGAGTATGGAGTTCCTACTAATAAAAAGACTCGTCCATTAATGTTAGAAATCCTAACAGATGTTGTGAAAAATAATCCTGAAGAAGTGGCAACAACTACTTTATATAATGAGATTAAGACATTAGAGCGAAATAGCAGAGGGAAAATAGAGCATAGAAATGGTGAACATGATGATAGTGTTATGGCTTATTTAATAGGGCGTTACGTGTTATCATATGGTGAGGACTTAAATAAATGGATAGTTCCAGGATTTGATAGTACTAAAGAATTTGAGAAACAAAATAGAAGTAAGGCTAGAGACTTTTCTAAGGTATCTAGTTATAATAATAGTTCATTTAGCAATAGTGAAAATGAATTAATGGATAAGGTTATAAATGACCAATTAAATAAGAAAGTTAGAAAGACGAATGGAATAAGTAGAATACTGTCTCTAAATAAGTAATTTTTTTTTTATTTAATATTAACAACTCAATATAGAATGAATGTATAGCGTAAAAAAGGAGTGTTATAATGAAATTAATTCCAGTTGGAGATAATGTATTAGTAAAGGAAATAAGTAGCGATATACTAGATGGTAGTGATTCTTTAATTACAAATAATCATGATGGATATTTAGTATGTGAAGTAATAGAAGATAGTGCTAAGTATACTAAAGGCACTAAGCTAATTGTACAACAAATGACTATGAAAACAAAGATAAAGTTTCATAAAAAAGATATTTTAGCAATAACGACTAGAGACATAATTGCTACAATTGAAGAATAGGAAAGGGTGAGATAATGTACTATGTAGATGAAGTAGTCAGTAGGTTATCAGACAGTATATTGTATGAAAACCTAAGAGAACAGGTTGATGAGCAGATTTTAATGTCATATAGTCCTTCAAATGTACTAGAGATATTCAAAGATAGGTACAATTTAATTAAGCTTAAGTACTCTGAAGATGATGAAGTAATGGAAAAAATATTAGAAGAAAAATTCTCTATATACGAGAGTTTATTAGAAGACATAGAGACTAAATTTGACTTAACTACAAATATTGGGAGACATGAAATATTAGATGATGACTTTTTCCTATATATTGATGCTCTATACAAAGCATTTATATTAGATTATAAGGAAAAATTAATAGATTTCATTGTGTCTGATATTAATGAGAATAAAGAAGACTATATAGAAAACTTTAAATCTGATTTAAATAGGAAATCAATTCAAGTGAAGTCATTAAAACGTGTATTTAAGTCTATTGATGAGGTTGTTATTATAGTATCTGTAAGAGATATAGTAAACGGTATAATCAATACTAATACTAATTCAGAGAATATTATGAAAAGTATTATATCTACTGATGAAATGGAATCGTCATTAGCTCTAATCAATGAAATATTCTTTGAGGAAAATGAGTTAATGGGAATGGTAGGACCAGAATTCTATACTAACTTTTTTAAACCACTACAATCAGAGTCTGAAAATAGAAATGATTTGATAATACAAATAACTAATGAAGTGACTAAAATGTTACCAAAGAGTGATGATTAATAATATAATAATAGGAGGATGGACATGCAAACAGATACTATGAAAGATTTAGTAGAAGCCTTTAAAGGTTTTGATGAGTTAGATAAGAGTGATAAGAAAGAATTAAAAGAATTAGATAAAATAATCAATCAGATAGATAATCTAAATAAAGATCTAGAAGAAGAGATTGATGGTTTTGACTTATCTAATTTATTAGATGATGAAAAGATTTATTTATATAAGTTAAAGAAGTTGAGAGATACATTAGATGAGAGTGATACTGAGAAAATAATTGAAGTTGACTACTTAATGAATCAATTTAAATTTATATACAGTATTGAGCCTCTATTTGATAAGGAACTGGCTAAGGATGTTAAAGAAGATTTATCTAATGGTGAAATGAAAATTATTACAGAAAAAGTTATCCATATATTAGGCAATAGTATGTATACTTTCAAAAATCCTAGATTCTTATTTACTAAGTTAAATAAAGTACTGAATGGTATGAATAGAAAGAATAAGAGATATTTTATTTACACTTTTTTTAAATTTATCGTTGAATGTGATATCAACAGAAACTCAGTATTTATTTCCAAGCTAATTGATAGGTTAGACCGTATAGAATCAGAATTCGATTTAGTTGAGAAAATAAATGAACATATCGAGTTCGTTGATAACTTATAACAATCTATTAATAATCTAAGAAAGGAGTGATATTGATGGGTTTTACATTCTTGAAAGAAGAAAATAATAAAGTCTTTTTTGATGAAGAGTATATGGAAGTATATATACCCGAATTCTACTTTAAAAAAGGAATTTCTAAGATAACATCAGATAAGTTGAATACCATAGGACTGTTCTACTTTATGGTTAGCGATAGTAAAGATAAAAAAGGTGAGATATTTAGTTTAGACTTACCAGTGGATATCACAATAAACTTTTCGTCTAGCTTTAAGGATAAATTAAAGATTAAGTCAGATGGAGAAGAAAAATATAGAATATTTCAGTTATATAAAGGTGATATATTCTTAAACTCGGACAGTATAGAAGAATCAGCAACTAGTACAGAGAACTTCGTTAAACTGCTTCATGGTGGTAAATTAGCTAATACTATACCATATAGTGAGGTAATTGATTTATATCATAGTAATTTAGATATAAATGACGTAAATGTAGGTGTTCCCTCATTTATACTAGAATTTATAGTAGCTGAATTATACCGTAATAAGGATAGTTTAGATAAACCTTTTAGAAGAACTATAGGTAAAGAAAATTCTAAAGCAACTGAGTATGATTATGCAACTGTTAGTTTAAAGAGTCTTGCAAACTTAAACTCACAATTTACAGATATTACATTTGAAGACATGAACCAAGCTATAATATCAAGTGTAAACAAAACAAGAACTGGTGCGGATGAAAATGAATCTCCGTTAGAGAAAACTATGAAATACTAGAGAGGATGTTAAATAATGGATTTTAATGAAATTATTACAAATGTATTGGTGGTATTGATAACAGGTTTATTCACCTTTGTGGTTAGATTATTACAAGTATATCTAACATCAAAGATTAAGTTAATTGAAAGTGAAAAAGATGACAAGTACTACGAACTTAAGGCTAAATACATCACTATTGGTAAAGATGTATTATTCGAAATCATGATGGCTACAGAAAGTAGTATAGTTAAGTCTCTTAGAGATTCTGAGGGTAAACTAAGTAAAGAAGAAGGTATAAAAATTAAAGAGGATGTTACTGAGGAATTTAAAACAACTATAAATAATGAAACTAAGAAATATATTACAGATATGTATGGTGATTTAGATAACTTTATTGATATCATAATTGAAAGTAGTGTAGATTTAGTTAAATAGACACAAAATCCCATTACCTATTAAGGGTAATGGGACATTAACTCAACAATTTTCTGATATTATAACAAAACAAATAATTAAATAAATGATAATAGTTGTTAAACAACTTATATTAAGAATTATATTTAATTCAATTTTATTAATAAAATTACAAGAAAAGGAGAGTTATTATGGCGAAATATTTACATCCAAGTGTAGAAAGTACAATAGTTGATAATTCTATTACCTTTTTAACATCTGAAGGTACAACACAATTATTTGCCGCTTTCACTTCTGATAAGGGTGAGGATAATGTAATTAAAATGATTACATCACCGTCTGAGTTCTTATTCGAGTATGGTGAGCCTAATATGCGTAAGCATGGACAATCATTATACAATATAATGAACTGGCTTCAAAGTGGTGGAGGACTTTACGGATTAAGAGTAATGCCTGATAATGCAGGTTACTCACATACAATGTTCGGTCTTCAGACTAAAATAGGTAGTAAACAAGTAAAAGATTCATCTGGTACATTAGTTAGTTTTGATGACGTTGAAGTTAAAACAGTCGTTAATACTACTGAAGTTAATAATGTTAGTGATGGTGCTTTAGTTAATGAATTGACTAAGGAACGTGACGTGACAGTTGATGGATTTGAAACAAATATGCTTTTCGGTTTATATCCAAAAGGTAGAGGTACTAGTTACAAATTAGGATTCAAAATGTATCTTAATGATGAGTTCAAAGAGACATATGATTTCAATGTTTATTCATTAGAAATTACACAAATTAGTTCTTCAGGTTCTATTGAGAGTATTGAAGGTCCTTTCAATGTTTCACTTGACCCTGATGCACAAAGTATTAGTGGAGAGTCAATGTTCATAAAATATATGGTTGATAAGTATTCTAATATTGCTAATGTTATCTTCAATGAAGACGCATATGGTAAGATAGGAGAAATCATTAATCCTAATGTTCATCCTAAGAAATTAGACATGATCACATTTGATAGTATGGAACAAGTATATGCAGATAGCATTACTGGTTCTGAAGAAGATTTATTAATTGCTATTAATGAATATGATAGTAATGGAAACGCTACAGGTTCTAATAACCTAGTAGATGTTGACGATAGTATTGAAAAATTCATCGTAACTGCAGATAATAATTATCGTAGTCATGATTTAGATGCTATGAATAATACAATTGATAATGCTAAGTTAGTTCTTTCTAACGTTAAAGCAGGTAGCTTTGATACATTAACCACTGAATTAGTTAATACTACTGATGGTACTTTATATGTAGCACATGATGACTTAGTTGGTGTGACAGAATCTGTTATGACAACATATGAATCTGTTAAGTCTACTTATGACACAGACCAATCTGATGCTTCATCTGTACTAGCCTCAGCTAAACAGTTAGTTACTGGTTCTAGAAATATTGTTCCATTATATGAAGAAATACGTGATTATAGTGAGACAATCGAGAGCATAGCTGAAACAACTAATTTAAATAATGAAATCGATGCTATCAGAAATGAAATCGTTGATTATGATATCGTTAATATAAAATTGGGTAAATACAAGGGTCTTTTAGAAGATGCTGATAAGAATGTAGACACTGAATATGCTAAGTATGGTGATGATATTACTTCAACATCATTAGTTACTTCTATTTATGATTACTTAGGAACTGCTGATGAATTAATCACATTCTTAAAGATAAATGATGGCGACACTAATACTTATGCTGATGATGATATTACTTCTGCAGAGAGCACATTAGCCACATTACAGACTGAATATAATGAAGTTATAAATTCATTTGCTATTGAGTCTGATAAAACTGTTGCATTAGAAGCTATTACAACTGGCTATGCTGGTTTAACAGATACTCTATTAGATGCAATAGAAAAAGTAAGAGTTGAAAATGGAATTGATATCGTTGATTCACTAATTATTAGAATTGATGATGCTTTCACATATGCAAATGCAGTTGCTACATCTGCAGAAGGAAATGTAAATGGCTCTGATATACCTGCTATAGTTGATATCGTTGAAGGTAAAATTGCAGATTATCAATTAGAATTAGTAGATATTGAAAGTAATGCACACGAATATACATTAGAAGATTTACCAACTGGAACATTCTTAGTTAATGGTTCTGATGGAGATTTAGATGTATCAGATTCAGCATTAAGATCACAAACTGTTGAGTCGTTATTAGTTCGTGCTTATACTGGTCTAGTAGATGATAATATTCTTAATAAGAAATTAATACCTGTTGACTTAGTATTAGATGCAAATTACACACAATCAGTTAAAGATGCAATTTCTGAATTAGTTAAAGACATTAGACGTGACTTTATGGGTTTCCTTGATACTGGATTCCAAGCAACACCAAAGCAGTCTATTGATTATAGAAAAGCTAATAACGTTAGTGACTTTAGACTTGCAGTATATACACAAGACTTAATTGTTAGTGATGCAGAATATACTGGTAAAGATATTAAAGTAACACCTACGTATATGTTAGCGGGAATGATTCCTACTAATGATGATTCTAATGGTATTCAATACCCATTAGCAGGAAATAGAAGAGGTATAGTATCAGGATTTAAGAAGTTATCTTATAACCCTAATGAACCTTGGAAGACACAGTTATATAAAAATCAGCTTAACTATATAGAGTCTGATAATAGACGTACTAGATTTGGTACTCAATTAACTTCTCAGAAAGCAACATCTGCATTAAGTAACATTAATAATGTACGTGTATTGCTTAAGATTCAGAGAGATGCTGAATTAATGATGGAAGATTATCAATTTGAATTTAATGATCCTAATACATTAACAATTGCACAAAGCAATTTAAATGGATATCTTCAGAAGTGGGTTACTAATAAAGCTTGTACTTCAATTAGTGGTACTGTATATGCGTCTGAGTATGATAGAAAGCAGAAAGTAGCTAGAGTAAGAATTGAGTTAGAGTTTAACTCAACAATCGAAAGAATTTTCATTAGCTTAACTGTTAATTAATAATAATTAGACTAAGGGGTTGAGTTTACTATAAACTCTCCCTTTATTTTATATAACTAACAAATAATTAATATAATTTGAATATAAAGAAAGGAATGGGAATATATGATTAAACCTGGAGCGTCTATAAATAGCTTTAACGTTAAAAATGCTTCCAATTCGAATTTCTTTACAGGTTCATTCGACTTACAAAAGATGGAATATGATAATCTTGTTACAGGTTATGCGTTCTTCATTTGGGTAACACTACCTAAGTGGGTAACAGATACTTATCCTGATTTTGCAGTAATGACTGAAAAGAATTTCAAAGAATTTGGCGGTTTAAGTGACATTGAATTAGAAACAATCTCTGTTACACATGGCTTCAATGCAAATGAGTACCATATTGCAGGTGGAATTAAGAAGCAAAATACTGAATTTACAATTAAGCACCAAGAATTCAGTGGTTCACCAATGAAGAATATGTATCAGTATTGGGTAACTGGAATTAGAGACCCTGAAACTGGTCTTGCAACTTATCCAAAGATTCATGATATCGATTATGCATCTGCTAATCATACTGGAGAACTAATTTACATTGTTACTAGACCTGATGCGAACAACGTTGATAAAAACAATATTGAATTTGCGGCTTATTATACTAATGTAATGCCTAAGGCAATTAGATTAAGCCACTTCAACTACACTCAAGGTACACATGACCAAGTTGAATATGAACAATCATTCACTGGTGATTTGAATCTTTCAGCTAAAGTTGATGAGTTTGCTAAAGAATTACTTAAGAAAAATAAATATGGTTTCAAAGAAATGGGTGCGTTTGATCCTACAGGAGATAACGGAAGCGATAATATTTCTGATTCATATGATGAATCTAAAGATATTACATCCACTGAAATTGACAGATCAGCTCATGGTAGTGCTGGTTAGTATAAATAATAAAAATAAGACTATAACCTTAATTGGTTATAGTCTTTTTATTTTTATTATATTACCAAGAACTTCCTCCACCTGAATCTTCGTCTTCTCCTCCGTCTACAAGTAATTCATCCTTTGTTTTACCTTTAATAGCATTTTCATAAATAGTATCATATCTACTCCATTCAATTGATGGAATAAATTCTTTAGTAACTGTCTTCTTAAATCTTCTCTTTAATTCTTCATCTTCTGTTCTATCACCCATATAAGTTTCAACTATGAAATTTATAACGTCACCACTATTACGTATCTGTTCACTTAAGTTACTTACATTAAGTGATGATGGTGGTGGGAATTCTACAGATATATTCTGAAGTATACTTCTAACATCAAAGTCTTCACCTTGTTTACCTTTATGATCAAATTCATTCTTATAAATCATTCTAATCAACTTATTGAATCCTTCTGCCATCATAGATTGCTTTACTATAATGCTTCTAATGAATTTACCATTCTGCATTGCTAACGAACGTACAAACTCAGTATCACTATAAGAAAGGAAATCTTTAGGTATACCTACGCCTGAAATCATAGCTTCAAGTAGATACTCAGAGAAGTCATTCTTAATATCAGTGTCAAGACCATCAGTTCTATCAATTTCAACTGGTTTTTCTCCATTAACTACTGGAATATAGTAATCCTGGAACGTACCAACTGAATTCATAGCAGTATCTATATCTTTAAGGTTATCCATAGTTATATCTTTAGTCTTAATATCTCTTACAAAACTCTCTACAGCTGCTTCGCTATCTTCATCTAACCCAACTTCTATATAAAAAGTTCTCTTATCTGGACTTCTAACTAATTTACTCATTAAATCACTAGTTAAAACAGTTAAGTACATTTTAGCTGTAAATAGTATATTTTTATATAAAGACTCCCCGTAAACAGACCCATCATCATCACCTTTGAAATGTACTACCTCATCTGGTTGTAGATATATAATTTTTACCTTACCATTTGTTATATAGTTATTTCTTAAAAGGTTATGAATAATATTCTTGAATTCAGGATTATCTTTTATAAACGTCTTATCTATTTTACTAGCTATATTCTTAGCAAATATATCATTTACAAGTTTTACTTTTTTATTTGTATTATCGTCAAGGTCACCATTTGAGAAACTTAAGTCTATATCAGTTATAGCTTGATTAGTACTCTTAGATTCACCAAATCTTTCATCTCTCTTTTCAATATAATAATAACCATAGTTAACGCCTTCTACTTCTAGTTTTATAACATTCTCAGGTTCTAACCTCTTTACTATAGAACCATTAAGTTCAATTGCATTATTCTTATCATCTTTAGACTTATTATTATCTCCCCCAATATTGTCTCCAATAGTAGTACTTTTATCAGATGCAAAGTCCTTTTGTACTTGTTTTATCTTATTTGTTAATGACTTACTATCATATTCAACTTCAATATTTTCATTTAATATCTCAGATATATAACTTTGCCAGTTTTCTTTTAACTGTTTGTAATCATTACCTTTCATACTCTCTTGTAAGTTTAGTACTTTATCACCTTTAGACTGCTTATTCATTGATTCAAGCACTGATAATTCTTCATTAGTTAAACGTATATCTTCAGTACCTAACTTCTTTCCATCATCATTACTTCTATCAAAGAAAAGTTCTTCATCTTCATCTTCTACAAGTAATCTATCAATCTCTTTACTTATCTTTAGTACTGCGACAAATTCATCACCATTCTTTAAAGCATTCTTAATATACTTCTTAGCATTATACTTAATATTGTAATTCTTTTTTATCCTATTTAAATTAGACATTACAATATCCTTAGTCACTTCTGAAGCTATATCATTATATTTTACATTAAATATGTTCTTAGTGAAATCATCTGGTGATAATATATTATCCACATATGTATCTAAAGCTTGTCCCATCTGTGGTATATTATTATAGATTAAGTCGAAGTTATGATAAAGATTAAATCTATCTTTCTCTGAGAAGAATATATCACTTATAGCATTCTGATATTCATCAGTCTTGACTATATCATCTAATTTTATAAGTTCTTTCTTCTTATTCTTCTTACTATCTTCATCCTTCTTCTTGCGGTTTTCATTATTACTAACACTATTGAAAAAGTCCATCATTTCTGAGCCAGTATTCTGCTTATACTTACCATTAATTTTGTTTATGATACCCTTAATCTCGGTTATATCTGCTTTATTGGAATCATGAACATCTTGATCTGTTCCATATATAGCACCCGTTGTTAAACGATTTAAAGTATCTAGTATCTTATTGTTCTTCTTTTTAGCCATATTATACAAGTCTAAGTTATTAGACTTACCACACCTCCTAATTTATGTTTTAAATTTAAATATATATTATAATATTGATTAATTAATAATTTGTTAAGGTTTTTATTTTAATAATGAAAGGATGATTGGATGGATAAAAAAGAAAATAATATAATTTCAACAAAAATAAGTGATTTTATTGAGTATACTCTTAATGAATTTGAATCAGTATTCAAAGTATTAAGAAATGGTCAAATGTCTAATGTGATTAATCTGGAATTTGCTCAAATAGAGCCATTATATCTTGTATTTGAACCTAGTGGAGTCTACATAATGAAACAGGATACCTTAGTCATAAGAGCACCGATAGAGTATCATAGTTTTAGACATGCTGGAGGAGATAAGCCTGGAGAACAATTCCAAGCATATTTAAAACTAGAGTATATTAAATATGACTATAATTATAATACTAAAGAACAATTCCAAGCATATTTAAAACTAGAGTATATTAAATATGACTATAATTATAATACTAATTGGAGGAAATTTATATTTAATCTGAATAGTGATAATGTGTCATATAATGAGGTTAGGTCATATAGTATAAGTAGAAGAAGTAGAGGTGTAATACGTAAACGCTTCAATGTCTCAGAGTATATATTTGAGGAGGATTTAATCTAATGTATGATGATGAATTAAGTCAAGTCGACAGATTCAATAAGAATATACTACCTATATTTAAAGAATTATTTATACTCTCAAATCATTCGGTTGATTTAAATTCCGTAGTCCTATATTTTAAACTAAGTGAAGATATTAAAAGTGTTAAGGCAGTATTTAAGAAAGATGCAACATATATACTTAGACATAAATCTACAGGAGTAAGAAGAAAGAAGTACGTAGATAAAGACTTGGGGAGAATGTATAAGCATAGTATTGTAACAGAATATACCGAGATTGAGCACATAGCTAACGATAAATTTTATACTTCAAATTGGAAAAATTTATATTTAAACTAAGGTGTAATGAGAATATGGAAGAAGGAGAAGTATTTATATTAAAAAAAAAGTAGATGATGGTGACAATAGTCACTTTAATGTTTATGAATATGAGAGGAGTAAGACAAGATAATGATTAATATAAAAGAACCTACTATGAATAAAGAAAGTATTAGAGAAAAAAAAATATGGAAACATTTATTAAAGAGTATTTACCTGTATATGAAAGTATATTAGATATACATTGTGATATTAAATTAAACACAATAATGATAAGCCATAGAGCTATAAATAAGAAGTTGTGTGTATTATTATCTGATGAATGTATTGAGGTTATGATTAATGGAAGAGCATCTATACTTATAAAAGATATGAGTGACCTTGGATTCATTGATACGTATAGGAGAATTAAAAGTATACCTAATGATACCAACTCCTTAAATAACTGGAAAAATGTAGTATTTAGAATTAATAGCAGTATGATTGATGTTGATGATTATGACAAAATGTATGGTATTAATTTAGGTTTTGAAAATGAGATATATAACTTAGTTGAACTCAAAGAGATTATTAATACTGGATATGATAGTTATGTAATGGAGGTTGAATAATGAATAATAAAAATTCAGAAGATTTAAAACCATTTATACTTCAAACATCACATGGCGATCAATATAATAAATTTCTCTGATGAGAATTTGATAAATAAGTTTAAGTTAACATTATTCGGAATAAAGACTGAGAAAGATAGTATAGAAACGACTGAGTCTGTAAAGGGTGATTATATAGACAATGGTGGCTTAGGTTTAATATTTAGTATGGGAGGATGATGTAATTGAGGGCTAGTAAAGAAAAATTTTCATATGATGTAGATAAGATTAACAAAAATATAGATTTATTCATTATAAACTTTAAACCTGTTATAAATGAATTATTCCTTAATGACAATTCACAATATGTAACATCATGGGAATATAAAAATTCACTATCAATATTAATATTAATAGAACCAAAAATGGAAAGTGATTGGAATAGATTTATAGATTTTATCATAGGTGAGGATTCTGTAACTATTGTAGACTCTGTATATGACCTACAGATAGATGAAATAAAATTAGATGACATTAATAAATTCAAGTCAGCTTTGTTTAAATTATTTAACAATGGTACACCTGAAACAAAAGATGGAGACATTGTTACTAAATTTAATACAGATACGTTAGTGCTTGAGTCGGGAAATACAGAACATTATAAAATTAAAGTGGGAGAAGTTGAGTTAAAGGAGAGATAATATGAAACATAATTATGCTAATGATATTAATTTACTAGGTTCAAAATTTATGAGTGATTTTTTTCCAATCATATGTGATACATTTATTAATGGAATTAAAAGTTCTATGGATTACTCTAATGAAATGAAAGTGACTAAATTAAGAGATGATGAACCATATGTAATATTCAATTGGGATGATAAGTGTGTTAACATAGTAAGACCAAAGGATAATGCATTATTTTATAGTATACCAATTGATGAGGTCGAAGATTTTAGACATTATTTATTTGAACTTGTTCATGATACTGTTGTATTTACTAAAGATGTTAAAATAGTGGAATTTACAGTAAAAGAGTATGGTTCTAGAAAATATAATATGATCAATACGGTATCCAACTTATGATCTTCCCTTTAAAAAGTGAGTTAGCGGTTCTTAGAGGTCTTGATAGATTTAAAAAGTTATTTAAATCTATTATAGATGAAACATTTGGGGAGACTAGTGTGAGTATATTTAAGAATACACTAACTATTACAACGAGTACAGATAGAAGAATATTAATAGTTGTGTATTCTAACACTTTCGACTTAGCTTTATATTTTAAACATAAAGGACCTATATACCTAATTGATACAATGGATATAGATGATGAAAGAATTACTAAATTCAAATCACATGTATTTAAAATGTTTACAGATGGAGATTATGGTGTCGATATTAGTAATAAATCAAGTGGATGTGTAGTTGAAACAGTCATTGAAAATAATGGTGACTATGTAAGATTATTACATTCTGAAAATAGATAATGAGGTGATAAAATGAGAGGACTTATATTTGAAGACGAAAAAATCTATGAATATGATAAAATAGCTAACACAACTAAGATATTCAATACGAAAATAGAACAAGTTATACCAGGACTAAAGCATAAAGATAAAGTATCCAGTCCAAATTCAGACAATATCATAAAATTAAGTCCAGATTTTACAATGGTTATATTGGATTGCTTTGCAGTAATAGTGACTAATAATTTAGCTATAAACATGCATGGTATACAATCAAACCCAAGAAGTGTGAAAGCTAGTGAGAATCAATGCGTGTTAGTAGTAGGTGAATATAGTCTAGATGAGGATGGTATAAGTAAATTAAAGCCAGATTTATTTAAGATATTTACCAGCCTAGGGATTATAGACCCTTTATATAACGTATCAGATTCATATTATACACTTAATAATATACGAGGATATACTAAGGCATCAGGAGTAGGTTTATTTCTAGGTTTATATAAAAAGTTTGATAATATAGATGAACTAAGGGAAAATAATTATAGTGTTAAAAGATACAACTATGGTGATTGTGATAATTCAATTAGCGATATAATATAATATTAAAGGAGGTGCGTACTGTTGCATTATAGAAAGAAAGTTAAAGTAAGTAAACCTGGAAAACCTGACTATAACTTAATAGAATCGCTTGATGTTGTATATAATATACTTTACAGTATATTTGGTATACCTAAATCTGGTGATACTAAATATTATTATGACACTTTAGATCAGCTTATAGAGTCGAGGTGCAATGTAATACGTTTAAGAGTGTGGGGAACGGAATATGCAATATTAATTAGGGATAACGTAACACTTACTGTTAATGTAAGTTGGTCCAACATTTATAAAGTCATTGGGGAATATAATTATACTGATCTAGCCTCTTTTAAATCTGAGCTATTTAAGATATTTGTAGGTAATGAAATTGGAATGGATAATTTGCAAACATGTATATTTACTGAAGATCATGGAAACACATATAGACTAAGTAAGCATCCATCAATACTAGGTTATTCTTTGACTGCAGTATAAAATGAAAGGGTAAAACCATTAGTGGATTTTAAGATTTTATATGCACTTGAAAAGCAATATGATAAGCATAGAAGATTCAATATAACAAATATTGACAACCTAAATAAGAAAATACATGAAAAGATAGTTATGAATGCAAGTGTATATTATGGCGATTAAGGAGGTAATATAATATGAAAAATAAATTATCCATTGCACGGTATCTTTACTCCAATCAAGTCCAGAAAAGTATAAGGAAAATACTAGTAGACCTTAGAATAGAATCAGGAATGAAAGTAAGTGTTCATGAGTTGTTTATTAATGACCATAGAAGTAATATAGTTAAATTTTCACTTAATGGTACTGAATTAGGTATATTGATTACACATGATAATAAGTTGGAATTATTATCAATTGATGATGATACACAGTCTATTGCTCTATTGTTAAATATATGTAGTGGAAAAAGCAGTATATTATCAGATGAATTAAGAGATAGTATAATAATTGAATTACTTAAACTTCATATGAATGGAATCCCTGATAGATCCCCTATATTCTATGCGACTTTCAATCTTAGAGTTGATAAACTCACAAGAGATTTTATGTTTAGTTTATCCGTTATAGATATTAATGAAGGTATTAGCAATTTTATAAAGGAATTAGGTGAATATGAATCTTAATAAAGTTTCTAGTAAATATAATAAAATTAAGAGTGAATTTTTAGATTTGTCACCTACTGATTATTATGAAAAAATGAAGATCTTAGTGAATATAGATAAGTTGTATACTATATTAGAAATCGTAACTAGTGAACTTAGAATGGATGTAGAAATCAATAAGACATACTCAAATTTTATAAAACTTGAAATAGATAATATGAATTTTATATTTATTATGTATGAGAATGGCAGTATATTAATATTTAAAGAAAAAGAGAATGATATAAAGAAACACATCGATTATAGACTAATAAATGAATATACACTTGAAAACAACTTCGCTAATGAATTTAAGACAGACTTGTTTAAAATAATGACAGGTGATTACAATGGAATCCTTTCTGTAGAACTATCTTTTTCAACAAGTTATGTCTATGAAGAAGGCTTCTTTAAGACTGCAAAAATCAGTGGGATTATATCTGCAAGTCAGGAATAATTTCACTATTTTTTTGCATAAAATAACTATTAACAAATCAATAAACTTTAAGAGAAAATAAATGAAAGGGCGGTTGAAAGTTCATGGGAGATAGAATAAAATTAATTAATACAATATACTTCCCACAGAAGTATGGAAAAGGAAATAAGTTTAATGATAAACTAATTAAGATACTTAGAAATGAGGAAACTGGAGAGAAGTATTTTGAGTTAGTAAGTGATCCAAAGATGTTATATTTCATAAATAAACCAGAGCATTACCAAGAAATACCTACTGCACATATAGAACCTGAGAAGGTAAATTTTGTAGAGGTTAATAATAGGGATTTATTAAAAAGTGTAGCTAATGAACTAGATGAATTAGAATCTAGGGTATATGAGGAAGAAGTTAACTACAATACCTCATTCTTTTATGACTGCTTAAAGAGTGGCAATGCAGGTCATGCAAGAAAATTACATTTAGACCCAAATGTTCATAGAAGTGATATGAATATAGAAGATTATTATATATCAAAGCATATGTTAGATAATCCTATGGAAGAAAGCGATTACAAACCAACTAAGGCATATTTTGATATCGAGGTAGATGGTATTGATGTAGATGGATTCCCAGAAGAATCTAAAGCTGAAGCTCCAGTAAATGCTATAACACATTGGGATAGAGAAAGTGAAACATCATTCACATTGCTATTAAGACATGCTTCTAGACCAAATCCACAAATTCCTGAGTTTGAAAAGAATATAGATGAATTTAATAAGAGAATGAACAAGAAGTATAAAGACCAATATGGTTTAGATATTACATTTAAGACTAAATTCTATGATGATGAGGTTGAGTTAATTAAAGATTACTTCAATATAGTCAATATCACTAAACCTGATTTTAACAATGCGTGGAATATGAAGTTTGATATTCTTACGTTAATTAATCGTGCTAAAAATCAAGGTGGAATAGAAGCTGATGAATTAGTTAGTCATCCAGATATGCCCTATAAGATGGCATACTATTATGATGATGATTACAATAATAAATTTACTGATAAAGGTGACTACTTTAAATGTGCTTCATATACTCAATATAATGATTTACTACTTTTATATGCAAACTTACGTAAGGTAAGTGGACAAAAAGAATCATATAAATTAGATGCTATTGTTGAAGAAGAAATAAATGAACAAAAGTTACCAATAGATCCTAATAATGAAGGAATTGATATAAAGAATTTCCCATATAAAAATTATGAACGTTTTGTTGAATACAATATTCATGATGTTATGCTATTGGGTTTACTTGAAGATAATAATGAAGATATAGAAACTTTAGATATGATTGCTTCTATGACAAATACTAGAAATATTAAAGCACTAAAAAAGACTATTTGTCTTAAGAACCTAGCTATTAAATACTATTTCCAACAAGACTACATTCTTAGTAATAATAGAAATAAAAATTATGGAGGAGTTAGACCTATAAGTGGTAAGTTCCGTGGTGCGTATGTGGCTAATCCTAAGTTAAATAAGAATGTGGGGGTTAAGATTAATGGTAAAAACTCTAAATTTGTATTTGATTTAGTTATCGATATGGACTTATCTTCATTATACCCATCTATACTATCTGCATTTAATATAGATATTACTACACAACGTGGTAAGATCATTCTATATGATAGTTTAGAACTTGAAAATAAGAAAAATGATATAATTGAATTATTAGATGAAAAACAAATATTCTTAGATGATATTGATAAGTATGGTATTGGTAGTGATCTATGGATAGAAGCATGTAAGAAAGAATATCCAGATGTATATAGAAAGATACGTAAAGAGGGATTATTATCAGAGGATAAAGGTTATGACTTTGTTGATAAATTATCCAGTAGAGATTATATAAGTTTAGGTAAAGAGTACTTCAACTTACCTAACCTAAAAGAAATGATAGAATTAGTCTCATAATAAAGTATATATTATAAAATTGGTTGAGTGATATTTTATATAACTAGAGAGGGGTGATAAAGATGTCAGATGATATAATAATTGATGATAAAGAAAAAGTAGATTCAATACTATGGTTTCTACATCATCTGAATCAAGGATTCAAAAAGAATTTTGACTCATCAGGGTATTATTATTTTATTGATGACAATGAAGTGATTGCTATTGATGATGAACAAATTACACCAATAATCACAGGTGTTCCATATGAAAAGAAATACAGTAGAAAAGATGATTTTATTGAGTTCTTCAAGGGTAAGTTAGTGATGATGAGAACCTTTAATGAAGATGAATATGATGACGATAAAATGTCATTTTATGATTTTTACAATAAGAAGAATGATAATAAAGTTAAGAGAAAAGATATTATGTCTAGAATAATCTATAATCATGACAAGGGATTATTTAGAATTGAAACTGAAGATGGTGAGTTCTATGAAACTATTGTAGATAAAGATAAGTATAGGGATGATATGGAGTTACTTAAAAATTTTAGAAAAAGTATTGATGATGTAATTATATTTAAAATGCCTATAGACTATGACCAATTTCAGGAAATGAAAGACCTTAGAGATGATGCTAATATCTATATTAATTTAGACAGTAAAAAACTAACTTTCAAAAAGCCTTTGGATGAGAACTTTTTATTAGTTAAGTTTAATTATAGATACTTTAGTAAATTTACTAAAAAGGGTAAAGGTTATGTAGCGTTATATTTCACTGACCTTGATAATGATATCTATACTATAGAGATAAATATAGAGATTAGAAATAGGTATAAGTATAGTCAATTTTTCAATGTTGTAGATTTTTAAAAGAGTGGGAGTGATGATTATTTATGGAGAACACTTTAGGACTGATTAAAGATAAGGAATTAGAGAACAATGTAACTATTGTATTAATAGATTTAATTGAATGTATAACTGATAAGGACTTTGATAATCTGAATGAACTATTAGAAAAGCATATAGAGATGGTCACTGAGTTTTCTAAGGAGTATTTAAAAAACGAAGACAATATAGGTGAGCTGTCTAATTATATAGGTTCTATTGCTCTTAATGAGAAGACTGGAGAGTATGGTTTAATCCTAGCACCAGATAAGGAAGAATTTATTAACACTAAGAGCTTTGCAGTAATTACTTTAGGTAGTGGTGCAATTGAAATGCAATCTTGGGAAAATGATGTGACAAATGTTGATATTGAATTTACATCTGATGTTAGTGAATTTATTATAGAACGGAGAATGAAAAGTCAAAGTTCAACTTTTATTCAGGACTTAGATATATCAAACATTAAAGAGTCATATAAGTATGATAAGAGTAAAGAATTTGAAGAAATTGTAGTTAACTTAACTAAAGAATTAAGAAAATTAAGTGAATTTGGAAATGATGCAACAGTCTTTACAATAGATAACACTATTGTATCCACTGGTTATAATGTTGCATCTGACGGCAATATGGATTCAGCTAGAAATTCAATGGTTCAAGCTTTAAAAATGTTTAATAAATCAAATATTAACGGTAAGTTAACTATCTTTACAACAGAAGATAATAGCTTAGATAATAAATCAGTGTTAAGTATTATTGATTACGGACGAATTGTTAAGGTTGATTAGAGTAAATTATAAAGATAGGACATTTTCTATGTTCCTATCTTTTTTTAATATAAAGGGGTGAAATATATGACAGTAACTACAATGAAATTGGTTAATAGTTATAATACAGATAATAGAGAGTGGGATAAAACCTATTTAAGTATGGCTAAATTAATGGCTACACATAGTAAATGTGCTAGCAAGCAGGTAGCATGCATTATAGTTAGAGATAATAATATTCTTTCAATAGGATTAAATGGAACTATATCAGGTGATGTAAATTGTAATGAATTGTATACACATGAAGATGGTGAAAACAAAGTAAATAGTGATAAGTGGTTAGAACTATATGGAGGGAATTCAATTCCTCTTGCACATAGAGAATGGTCTAAAATGTATGAAGTACATGCGGAAATAAATGCCATCACTAAGGCAAGTAAGAATAATATAGGTATAAATGGTGCTACTGCATATACAACTCATAGTCCATGTAATGACTGTGCTAAGGCTTTGATATCAGCTGGTATTAAGCGTGTAGTATCTGATAAAAAGTTTAGGGAAAGTGCAATGATTGAGCATGCTAAGACAAGTGATATGGTTGAATTTGTTATAATAAATGAAGATAATAATGAAGAAGATGAATATAATCCTTATAATAATTTAGAAAAAACTGATGATGAGTTCAATTTCAATAGAAGGTTAGAAAGAACCGATGAAATTAATGAAATCATTTCTAAAATGCAACGAGATGATGGGCTTAGTACTGCTATTGAATCTCATTTACTTGCATTTATAGATACTCCTGTGGATAAATTACCAAATATTACTAGTACTTCAGAAATTGTATCTGAGGTACTAGAGCACCTTCTAGCGAATGTAGACTTTAATACTGATAGATATTACAATAATTTAAGGATACGTAAACTTGTATTAAATCTATTAGTGGAAGGTAATACTATTGAAGAAAATGAAAAAGAGGATATAGATAACCTATTAATTCATTTATTATATGGAGAAAAAGGTTTAGAAGTTAGAAGATATGAGCAGAGCTAAAACACAAGAAGAATTTGAAAATGAAGTTGAAGAATTAGCTGGGATGAATATAGTGTCATTGATTCATACACTAATTCACATACAAAATTAATGGTAAGACATAATTACTGTGGTCATTCTTGGAAAGTTATACCTAATAGTTTCTTATTCTCAGGTGGACGGTGTCCAGAGTGTTCAAGATTAAAGAGGACTAATGAGCATAAATTCTTATTAGAAATGTTAGATAGCGACGAATACGAACCACTAACAGCGTTATCATATGACAGACCTTTTACCCTAAAACATATCAAGTGTGGTAATATAATAAAGGGTGATACTATAACAGTATTTATACTTAGTAAAACAAAGTGTGAGATATGTGATACTAAGAATAAGTTTACTGGTAAATCGTGGGATGTATCTATCTAATTTTTGGTTTAAAAATAACACATGATTATATTTTATGAAAGGAGTGTCAATGGAGAATAAAGATTCAATATTTATTAATGAATACAAGGAGCAAATAATGAATGGTCTTCGTCTAAGCAAACCAGATATAGATGAAGATGAATTAAGTAGACAAGTAGATGTTATAATTGATGAGAGGCTTGAATCACCTGATGCTATCTTCAGTAATGATTATAAACAAAAAGAAGGTAAATTCAAGTTACTAGATTTACTTGATAATTTTATGAAGAAAGGTGATATCCTAACAGGTTTCGGGGTATTCTATAAGCAACATGATGAAACAAATAACTTAATAACAAGCATGCTTGACTATTTACTTAGTGAACGTAATGATGCCAAGCAGAGAATGTTTGAAGCTAAGAAAGATGGTAATGAAGAATTAGCAAAAGCGTTAGACAGACTCCAAGGCTCAGTGCTTAAATTACTTGCAAACTCATACTACGGTGCATCAGGTATGCCTACAAGTCAGTTCTATAATAATAGAGTTGCGGCTTCAGTAACATATACGGGAGTTCAGATTATTACACACAGTATGTTGAGTTTTGAGAGATTTCTAAGTAATAATATAAAACTAAATAATGTATCTGAAATGCTTCAATTTATGACTGATGTTATCATAGACTCTGAATTTATAATTAGTGAGATTATAAGAGAAGATTCATTCATAGATGAAGATGAGTTATTAGTTTATCTAGAGGGTATGGTAAAAGATACTGAAGGATTTGAGGAAGTTCGGAATTTAGTGTCACTACTTAATCAAGAACAACGTAATGTAATTTACTATAAGAATCAAATATATAAATTTCTTGATGCATGTGATATGGCTATGAATTGTTTAAGTAATGTAGTCGGAACAGAGTTCCTTGATGCAGGTGATGCTAATGAGGAAATATCTACTAATCTTGATTTACTATGGGATTTACTTGAAGAATTTGTATATCATGACCATAGTATATATGATAGATATGAACGTGCTATCAAAGATAAAAGAGAGTCTATATTAACAGTAGATACAGATTCTAACTTTATCTATATGAATCCATTCTATGAATTTATATCTGAAAGATTTGAAGTAGAAGATACTAAAGAAGATACTATAAGTGTAGTTAACATAGGTGTATACTTCTTAACTCACTTTATAGAAGCATCACTAAAGAGATTAACAGAGAATTGTAACTTAAGTGAAGAAAAGCAACCCATAATAAATATGAAGAATGAGTATTTATACGAGAAGTTTATGTCTACTGAAAATAAGAAACAGTATGTAGGTAGACTATTATCACGAGAAGGTGTTATGTTAGACCCACCTATAACTGATATGAAAGGCTTATCGATTAAGAAATCTAATGTTAGTAAGCGAGTTGAAGAAGTATTAACAAAAGTTATTGAAGATGAAATATTAGGCAGTGATGATATATCACTATCTAGAGTACTAAAAGAATTTAAGGCATTTGAAGCTGAAGTTAATGAGAGTCTTGCTAAAGGTGAAATGACGTTTACTACACCATTTAAAGTTAATCCATCAAGCAATTATGCATTTCCTGATAGAATGGCTCAATTACGTGGTACTATCATTCATAATGAGTTATTCCCTAATGATCCAATCGCACCACCAGAGAAAATTAACTTGTTAAAATTGAATGCTGGTAATCCAGAAGACTTAAAAGATTTATTAGAAAATGGTCATGAAGAAGAATATAAGATATTAATGAAAGAAGTATTCCATTTAGATGAGAATGGTATAAAGCCACTCCCAGGTGAACCTAGCTTTGATGTAAGTAGATTTGGTTTTACAACTATTGCATTCCCAAAGAATGTAGATAATATTCCTGAATGGATTAGACCTTATATTGCAGTTAATGAAATTGTAGGGGATAATATTAGACATGGTTTAATAATACTTAAATCACTAGGATTCAAAGAACTAAAGTTAACAGACCAGAAAACATATTACTCGAATATAATAGACTTTTAAAATATATATTATTATTATGATAGATAAAGGTTAAGTAGTCACCGCTATAAACCTTGCTATTGCTACACTCCTAAGAACTGTATATAGTAAAACTGGTGGAGTACACGCCAACCGTTTTATGTAATTATGCAGTCACCAAGCCTAGTGCGGGATTAAGTCGTTTTATAGTATTGCAAGTGTTTGGCATACTATTAGGGAGTGATGACTAGCTAAGACTTAGATCTTAAAAAGCTTTAGAGCTTTATTATGGGAAGTAGCGTTCCCATATTTTTTATTTAATTTAAACTATTTATTACAAATGAGAAGAATATTCTAAGGAGGAATTTAACAATGGCAAGAAAAGGAAAAGGTACAAAAAGCGATAAGCCAAACTATAAATACAGCAGGGATGATGTAACATATTGGGAATATAGTGATGATAATAAGCAGATTTTAAGTGTAGGCGTAAGAGAAGATAAAGACAAAGGCTACATTAATACTTTAATTAAAATTATTCCATTAAGTGATAGTGGTAAGAAGATTGAATTAGAGAAAAAGGGTAGTACAACAATTTATGATGAAGGTTTCTTTTCATTAACACAATTTGAGTTAATCAGATTAGAGAAGGCATTGAACCTAATGTTCTTGGGTAAAATATCTCAGACTGAACTGAACCATGTAAATCAAGAAGATATGACAGGTTCATTACTTGAAATTGTATCTGACCTTGATGAAAAGGGTAACACTATTATTATTATTAATATTTATGTATATGAAAATGGTGAAATTAAAAGCCAATATACTCACCAATTAAATAGAATCCAAACAATAATGACAGACGTAGATCCAGAGACTGGCGAAGGTAATGAGTTAGCAATTAATGTAGAATTCTTATCATTCTATGAAGTAATCAAGACATCTATTTCATTTGCTGGTGGTTTATTCAACTCACACTATAGTTTAAAAGCATCAACAAGTTCAAGAAATGTACGTGGCGGAATTGCTAAAGGTTCTAGAAGTAAGAAGACACGTGGTATTTCTTCAAGAAGTAATAAGAAGCAAAAGAATGAAGAAGCTGAGTCTGTAGAAACACAGAAAGTTGAAAAGAGTACTATTAAAGGAATGTTTAATGACTAAATAAATATAAGTTAATCAATATTATACTCACAATATAATATTGATTAATTTTTTTGAATTGAGGAGGAATTTTAATTGTTAGAGAAACTTTCAAATCTTAAAAATAAAAAGAAAATAGCAACTGATATGGATGAGGTATTAACTCTTATATCCCCATTGTGGACATATTTATTATTGGAAAATAAGACACATTTTTCAGAATATATGGACTTAGATTTTGATTATAGTATGATGCACGTCTTAAACAGAGATGAATATTATCTAAATAATTGGCTATCAAATGGTAAAGAATTGCCTGAAGAAGTATTTGACTTATTCTTAGGGTTATATAAAGATAATGATAAATTTTACTCTAATTGTAGAATAACTAATTTCGGAATGACTCTGAAAATACTACTTGATAGAGGTGAGATTGAACATATCTATATAGTGACTAAAGTAATAGAAGGTACAGAAGATTATAAGAAAAGATGGGTTGCTAAATATTTAGGTACTGAGAATATAACCTTTATTTCAGTAGATGGAGATACTAAAAAGTCTGAAGCTATAAATGAGTTAGGTATTGAATATGATTTATTTATTGATGACTGTTTGGATAACATATATGATGTACTTAAGAATACTAATTCTTATAATAAGTCATTCTTTATACCTAAGTATGGATACAACAAGGATGAAGAAATGAGAGAGAAAATTTCTTCTCTAGCAACTAATAATCTTTCAACTGTATACCTTTATGAAAGTAGAATATTTAGGGAAGGTGAATAGTTGACAATGGACGGATATGAAGACATGGCTGAAAAGTATTGTAGTACAGAAGGTGGGTATTGTAGATACTGTAATAAGAAGTCATCTACAGAACAATTAGAGTTACATGATGGATGTTGTTCAGAGAAGTGTGAAAAAGGACAAAATTCATTAGAAGAATTTCTAGATTTAGAGGATCAATACTCCTAGGAGGTAGTTATGAAAGATAACAGAAATGTAGAGGGGTTTGGAGAGGTTAAGTTCAAGTTTCTAGATAGATTTATGATAGATGTTCCAACGAAGCATGAGAGAATATCATGTACTCTTCTTAATGATGAATCTATTATAAAAGATGATAATGATATACAAACCATTATAAGAGAAATATATAAGAATATTATAATAAATAATGGCAATAATGAAATACCATTTGGTAGAACTAGTGCTAATATTATGGTATCTAATAAAAAGAGTTTTGTTGTTAAAATATATTAGAATAAGACATTATATAGTTAACTCTATATAATGTTTTTTTTTTGCATTGTCTTTAACATTACATTAATAGTTAATTTTAAGAAAGGAGCAATGTATAATAAATGAAAAATGATATTTTTGATGTGAATAAATTTATAGAAATCAATGAATGTCCAGAAGTAGAGAATCCTATATTTTTAGATAAATCTAGGCATCCTACTGAAGATGGTTTATTTTCATATTCTTTATTTGGACCAGTTGGTAGTTATGATAGAAAGACTATATTTGGGTATGTAGATTTAAAACATAACTTTCTTCATCCAGTAGTATATAAAATCTTAACCACTATTGATAGAAGTATAGTACAAGTAATAAGTGGTGAGAAGTTTGTAAGTCTTGATGAGAATGGTTATCTTGTAGAAGATGATGAAAATGGGGGAACTGGTTTATCATTTCTATATAAGAACTTTTATAAAATGGATTTTAAAAAGAATGAGAGTAGAAAGAGAAATGAAAAGATTGATGTGTTCAATACTGTCAAGAGAACTGAAGCATTTCAGTCTAAATGGTTAGTGATACCTGCATTTTATAGAGATATAAATATGACTAAGTCAGGTTCTGGTAAATTAAGTGTAGATGAGATAAATAGTCTATACTCAAAATTAATAAATTTATCTAAATCAATAGACCAAGGTAGTGACTTTAGTTTTATGGGTAATTTAACTGAATATAAACTTCAACAGACTATCATGGATATATATAATTTATTTAAGGATAGTGTTAGTAAGAAGACAGGAATAATAAGACAAGGTTTAATGGGAAAGGCTATTGATTATGCTACACGTGGGGTTATAAGTGCCAATACGTATGATTCTAATAGTTGGGAAAGCAGTAATATAAAGTTTGGTTATTGTGGTGTTCCTTTAAGTCATGTAATAAATCTATTCTTTCCTTTTTTTATATACCATTTAACTGGTTATTTCGAAGAAATATTTTCAGTTACTAAGTATATAAAGACTAAGTCAGGCAAACAGTATATGTTAGAAAATCCTATGGATGACTTTACGCCTGATAAATTTAAGAAGCTACTTAACCTATATATTAAGAGTCCTGATAAAAGATTTATGCCTATTGAAGTTAATACTGAAAAAGGTAAAAAGAAACTTAATATAATTGTAGATGGAGAACCTAGAATATTTACACTTACTGATTTACTGTATATAATTGCTACAAAAGTAGTAGAGGGTAAACATGTATATGTAACTAGATATCCAGTCGAAACTTTTAATAATATATATCCTGCTAGGATAAAAGTTATGACTACCAAGGAAGTAGATAAAAATGTTGAGGTACAAAATACATTATTTGAAGATTATCCTATCATAACTGATATAGCTAAAGAAAATGAATTTATAGATACTATTGTTGTAGGTAATGCAGTTTTGGATGCCCTTGGTGGTGATTATGATGGTGATACAGTATCATTAAGAGCAGTATGGAGTAATGAAGCAAATATTGAAGCTGAAGATACTATAAATAGTTTAAGGAATTTCTTAGATCCATCTGGTAATTTTAATAGAACTATAGGAAATGAAGCAGTACAGACAATATTTACATTAACTAAAAATTAGGAGGTTTGGAGTGAAAAGAGAAATGTATAATGAATGTCTATTCTTAGAAGGTATAATACCCGACTTATATAATACATTTAAGATAATGAGAAAAAGAGACGGTAAAAGTCTTAGAAGAAACTATATGAGACTAGAATTAAATAAAAACGAACCTATATTAATAAAGATGGCTAAAAGTGCAACAAGTATAGGGGAAGTAGATTTACTAATGAGAGATAGGGAAGTATTTATAACTCAACTGGACGAGATGTTGGGCAATTATTTAGAAGATAGTCCTAACTATAAAGAAATAGAACAACATATAGAATTCTTAAAGACTGACTATAAGGATGAATTAGAAAATAGTGCTAATAGACTAAGATAATAATATTAACGCTAACAATTTAAGAAGGAGTGGTGAGTATGGAATTATCAAATACTAAAGTACTCTCTAACAACTTTGAGTTTTATACCATGGAATTAGATTATACATTCACATGTACTCTAATTGATAATATAACCAATGAGAGTATATCATCTATATTTGTAGTAGAACCATTTGAGAACTTTGATGATTGTGAAGAATGGCTAATTCAAACAATGCAGTTTTATAAGAATGAAAGAATTCAAAGATATAAAAGGATTACTGAATTATATTTATACTTACAGAGGTAAGTTCAATATTAATCATTATAAGCATAACCTTAATTGGTTATGCTTATTTGTATTTCTCTAATTATCTATCTAAGCATATATTATACTATTGAAGATAAAATTGTAGATTTTAGGGAGGATGAAGATGAAGAATGAAACTGTGTTACTTATCAATGATTTTAATGGTGAAGATGAGGAGTTTGATTTAATTAACTACGATTCAACTAATGAATTCATGAGTGTTGTTCATGAGCTACTAGATGGATGGAGTGGTGTGTCACTAGAAGTTAGGGAACATTTTAAATCTAAAGATTATGTTATATGTACAAACAGTATTCTAATACCTATACACAATACTACAGGTGCTGTACATCATAATGTAATAGGTGCAACAATGAAAGAATTTTATTTATATACACCGTTATATGAGTGTGAATATAAGTATTTCTTACGGAGTAAAGAATATATAAATGGAGAAAAATATGAAGGTACTCCAACATATAAATTTAAGTATGCGTTACCTCAAGGTCAGACAGGTATAGTTAAGTCAGATGAAGAATCCAAAACATCTTGTTGTTTTGATACTATTGATAACCATGATGAGATTGGTTATTGTTCTGAATGTGATAGAAAGATAAGTAATCTAATAGGGACACGATATGATGTTTAAAAATTATCATTCTAAAGAATATAAAACTGATATCACACGAAATATAATTAGTGGGGAAATAGAGATAGATCCTATGCTGAAGGATACTATTGATGCTATAAACTCATATGGTACACGTGTCGTATCTCTAAATTGTTGTCAAGGGGGAGGAGACGGTTACTCTGGCGGTCATGCACCTATTAGTTATATTTTGTTTGGCGTTTTAGAAGGTTATGAGGATGAAGTGGAACAGATGGTAATGGAGTTAACTCTAGAAATAGAAATGCAAATATTCAGAGTATATTCAGCATCATTGCTTAATTATCCAGGGTGTGACCCTAATGAATGTATGGCAGATTATAAAATTGTATTTACTAATGTAAGTGATAAGGAGTTACTTCTTAATAAGATAAGTAACTTCTTTAGAAGCAAATCAAAGGAGAATATAATAAATGAATGTAGATAAGAATTATTATGATGAACTAAAAGAATTTATAGAAGATAATAAAGATACAAAATTTATATCAGTTGATTCGAATGGTGTATTTGATAGTGCTACTTATGAAAAACAATTAGATGTAATGGATAAAATAAAAGATAATAATGACATCATCAATAATGCAGTTGGTATATTTGCAAATAAAAAGAGATTCCCTGATTACTCTGAGGGCATTAAGGGTATGGAGAATGGTAATTCACAAAAATATTTATTAAATATGTTACTCAAGTATGGTAATCATGTGAGTAGAGAATTTATTAGAAAATTATATAGTCCTGAAGAAAGAGTTGAATTATATAGTAATGATAGAATGACGCATGATGGTGTGTATCTAAGATTTAAAAATAGGGTAGATATAGATGATCTAATTGAACTAATGAACGAGAATGGTACACATGATTATGCAACTACTAAAATTGATATATTTAGATTATTGCCTTGTGTAAAGAAAAGTGAGAATCTTAATGCAGATAAGGTATTTAAAGTATTCATAAAATGTAATTACAGTTCATTTTACCCTATACAATTTATACATCAACTAAATGATAAAATTGATGCAGATAAACTTGCATTTAAGTTTATTGAGTATGCTACTAAAAATGATTTTGGGTTAGTATTGGATAGTAATTTCTTAAAGGATATATCAGGGGTTATAAGTGATGATACTAAGAAATACTTCATTGAAAACTTAAATGCAATTATAGGGCAAGCATCTGGAAATGCAAGTAGTAAAAGTACACTATCTAACGGACTATTATTGACTAAGGATGATATCAAGAACATCAGGGATAATAGTGGAGTGACAAATATACCAACTATTCTCAATGACTATATAGCTGAATTATATCTTACAGATGATAATTATAAGATTAATTCTGATATACTTACTCAAGTTATACACCCCGTAAGTAAGGAGTTTGAGAAACAAGTTATAGAAAGGGCTACATATACTAATTATAGGTACCTAAGACACACTGATGATGAAATTAAGAAAATTGCAATAAACACAAATGTATCAGTTCTTAGATTCTTTAATGAGATTAGTGAAAAAATGGCGGATTATGCAGTTAGTAAGTCTGCAGAGTCTATATTATATATAGATAATCCTACACTTGACCAGGTTTATGAAAGTGTTGTAAGAACTAATGCATATATGAAGTGTATCCCATCTGAATTATTAATTGAAGAAAGAACTCAGAGAAAGATATTAATGCGTAATATAAACTATATATGCTGTTTTGATGATTTAGATAACGGTCTAGTTAATGACTTGATAGTAAAGTTCCCATATTTAGTTACAGAATTAATTCACTTTACAGATTATATATCTAAAGATACTATCTCATCTGTTAAGAAAGATGTATTTACTAAATTCTATTAAATTGTAGTAAATTAGTATGTAATCATATATTATAATAATGATAAATATAAACTAATCATATAAAAGGAGAGATAACATGAAGTCAATTATGTCATTCACTAGTACAGAGCTAAAAAATAAAAGAGAGTCATTAGAACGATGTGTAGCAATTTTAGAAAATAGAAAGAAAAGAGGAATTACTGATAAGAGCTCAATAGCCTTTATTGATAATGAATTTAGAGTTGTTAAATTTGGTCTAATTAGACATTCATCAAAACCTGATAAATTAATAAGAATGATAAAGAAGAGTTTAGCATAAATGTACTATTATAGAACCTCTCAAGGAGGTGGTACGGTGCCTGAAGTTGTTACTGAAGATTAGTATCAAACACATTGTATTGAGGTCAACAATCTATGTTGACCTCTTAAATTAATTATTAGAAAGGAGAGTTGTTATGTTTAAGGGATTCAATGGGAGAGTATTTGAGGGAATTAATAAAGAATTAAAAAATGCTATACAGCGTAAACTAGATGATGAAAGAATTACTTCAACAAATATAAAAAATTATGAGGATGCTGATAGAACGATTGAAGAAGTACGTGAAGCAAGAAGAAAATAACACTCATTTACGTAAGTGTTTTTTTTTTGATTAATTAAAACAATACCTTAATCATATATTATAATGATGATATAATAATAATTTAAAATAAATGTATAGAGAGGAAGTGTATTAATGAAGATAACTTATCTTAAACTTATAAACTTTGCAGGGGTTTATGCAGGAATGGATAGAACGGAAATTGAAATTGACTTTACTAAAAATCATCTAGGAGAAGATGTAGAGTCTAATAACATAGTTATGTTATTCGGTGCTAATGGTAGTGGTAAAAGTACTATCCTAAGTACATTAACACCATTCAAAGATTCCAATAATGATGAGCGTAAAGATTTGATCATTGAAGGAAAAGATGGTTATAAAGAAATTCATATTCAAGATGGTGAAGATCTTTATGAAATTGAACATCATTATAAATCATCTAATAAGTGTTTTATAAAAAAGAATGGTGTAGAACTAAATGAAAATGGTGGTGTTAGAAGTTTTGAAGACTTGGTTAGTGAACACTTAAATGTTGATACGGAGTTCTTCAAATTATCTAGAATAGGGAGTAATGTTACTAACTTTATTGACCTTAAGACTGCACAGAGAAAGAAATTTATGGGAAACTTCTTACCAAATATTGATGAATTTCTTCAGAAGTACTCTATCGTTAATACTAAGTATCTAGCACATAAGAAACAAATTAAGTATGTTGCAGATCAATTAGATAAAATTGAGGATAGAGAAGTACTTAATAATCGCCTTGAGTCTACTCAAGAAAGAATTAATATTAAACAAAGGAACATAGAAAGTACGAATGCAACTATTAATAAAAAGCGAGGCAAAGTAAGTAATCTTGACCCTGATAATAATATCGATATGAGAGTTCTTGAGCTTAAGAAAGAGTTTTCAACAGCTATGAAAGAATATAAAAAAATGAAGACTACTATTGATGAATATCTTGAATCATATCCTAGTTTAAAAGAATATGATATTAAGCGTATGAATAAGGGAATAGCAAATGCACAATCTAAAATAGAGTCCTTGAATGAGAAAGTTAAAGATCTTAAGAGTACTGTAGATAGTAAGCGTGTAGAAGTCAATAATAAATCCAAAGCAATTAAATCTAAAGAAGTTCAACTTAGTAAATATGATAGTGATGTAACTATTGATAAAATTAATACTACAATAGGTAATAAGAAGAAAGAATTAATGTCATATAAAGATGCATTAGAAGAAACTGAAATTACAAATTGTAATTTTACAGAAACAGAACTTAAGACTATGGAAGTCTCAATTGGGTTACTTGAGGAAGCTATTAATAACGTAATTTACGGTATAAATACTCAAGAGAAGACAATATTTGATACAGTTATTAATGGAGATAACGATATTTCGGATTTAGAAAATATGTTAACTACACTAAATACTGATATTAATACTATTAATGATAAAGTGCAAGATGTTAATGATGAGATAAATTATCTGACTAAGAACTTTCATGAGCAGTCTAGTATATTATCTAAACGACCTGAATTATGCACAATAGATGATTGTGGGTTTATTAAGAATGCACTTAAGTTTGAAAATGCTGAAGAAGATATAAAAAAACTTAATGTTAAGAAGGATGAATATAAGAAAGAGTTAAAAGAATTAGAGTATCAGAAGGATACTATTGAAAATGTAGTTCGTCATGCTAATTCAACTGTTAATGTATATGATAAGCACTTTAGTGGAAATACTAGTACACTACTAAAAGATAGAAGTATAGCTAATCAAGATGACTTTATATCTCTAATAGATGGTACTAAAAAAGAATTAGATGAATTATTTGATATTAGTGATGAAATTAAATTTGTTAAATTAAATGATAATATAGAACTATTGGAAGATAAAATTACCTCTCTTGAAGAAAAGCGTAAGAATATACTAAATAATCAGGAAGTAATTGAAATGATCAAGAAGGATATAGAAACCCTTAATGATGAGAAGAAGGTATTGAATGATTTTATAGATACTAAGATGGAATCAATGCCTAAATTAAAGAATGATATATCTGATAATGAAAGTAAGCTTAATATATTAGAAACATTATTAGAAAGTACTACGAATGTGGATGAAGCTAAGAAGGAAATGGACTCTGCTGAAAAGAAGTATACAGAGTTATTAGAAAAATCTACCACTGTAGATACTATTAATGATGAAATAGACGAATTAGATAAAGATGTCAAACGTCTAGAAAAAGAATTAACTCCATTAGATGAATCTTTAGATTCTATAAAGTATAGTATTAACCGACTTAATGACTATGAAAAACGTAAATTAGACCTTGATGATAACTTTAAGTTTGATGAATTAGTTAAAGACTCATTAGACCCTAAGAAGGGAATACCTTTACACTTTATTGGAGACTATTTAGTTGATATTCAAGATAGTGCTAACCAATTATTAGATATATCACAAGATGGTAGATTTAGAATATTATTTGATATTGATGATAAGAACTTCTACATCCATGTATATAAGGATAATGGTGATGTTCTTGAGGATATTAATATAGCATCACAGGGTGAGACAGCATTAACTACTGTTTCAATTTCATTAGCTATGATTAAGAAGGCTACAACAAAGTACAATATTTTATATCTTGATGAGATAGATGGTCCATTAGATACTAAGAATAGACGTTCATTTATTACTATGATTGAGAAACAAATGAATGAATTAAATTCTGAACAGACATTTATTATCTCGCATAATCAAGAATTCTTTAGTCAACCTATTGATATGATATTATTACGAGATAGTGGAGTTGATATTGAAGATGAAGACTTCATGTCTGATAAGAATGTTCTATTCAGTGTATCGTAGTTTTAAATATTTAAATTAAACAATTTTATAAGGCATAAATAATCATCATCCATTAAATAATAAGCAAGACTTAAGGAGAATTCTCCTTAAGTCTTTTTATTTTTTTTTTTATGATAAGTCTATTTCAACTATTTCATATTTATTACCATCACTACATTCTACATAATACTCGTCATTTTCTTCATCTATGGTTATATCTATAACTTCTAGACCCTCAGGAACACCTTCTTTAGTTATTTCATTAGTATCACTATCATATACATATAATGTTCCATATAAATCTGAAACGATTGATTCAGAAGATTCCTCATCATCACTATCTATTTCATCCTTAAGTCCTTCAACTATAGTATTTATTTCATCTGCTATTTCTTCATCATTAGCAATTAAGTCCTCAATTCTTCCATTTAATTCTTCATCATCCATAGAATCATCTTTATCATCTGAACTTAGACTTACTCCTTCTCTCTTTTGACTTTCCATCATTCTTTCAAATAATTGCAATGATAAGTCAGTATCAAGTCTATCATTATTTTCCATTTTATCATATTTATATGCAAAGTCGGATATTATTTTCTTGACATCTACACTACTTTTTATCATCTTTATCTTACTATCCTTCATACTTATTAAATTTGAAGTTTGTTCTTGGATGAAGCGTAGAGTAGCACGTTGAGGGTTACCTTTAACCTCATCAAAATGTTTCTTAGTTTCTTCATACAGACTATCCATCTCACTCATTTCTTCTTGTATCATTTCTATTTCATCTTTAAATACTTCTTCATATTTCTCCAGATTATTATCTTTTACTTCTTCTTCTTTAATACTCATATTCACACTCCTCCATCTATTTTATTAATAAAATGTTATGAATATATTAATTAATCAACAAAAAATAATTTTTTAAATAAAAAATTATAACAATTTAATATCTTTTTTAAAGTAAAAAAGAGTAAATTTTAGTTAGTATACCAATTATATATTATAAACATGATGTATATATTTTTGAAGGGAGGACATCTATTATTTAGTTAATAAAATAAATGGAGGGAATAAATGACATATGATAAAACGAATACACCACTGATAGTTGCAGTTATGTTTGTAATTCATGCTATAACATTAGTACTAGGTAAATTAATATTTGACTTAGGTATATTTTCCACGTTTTTAATTACAGTAAACTCTGCAGGTCTTGGATTTACTATATATTCATTGAAGAACTTTGATACTACAACTAAGAATTTATTACTTATATACATATCTATGTTAATAGGTAGTTTAAATTTCTTAGTACTGTATTTAGTTGGAATGCAGGTGATTAGTATAATATGAAAGTATTAACTAACAAATATTATCAGACACTTGTACTTATATTCCCATCACTCTTAAGCATATTTATGTTTAATACTTTAGTGGGTTTAACATTAGTTTGGTCTGGTATATCAACAGTTATTTTGATATTATCGATAGATGCATATTTTGCCTTTAGATATTTTGATCCTAAATATTTTACTTCAAATTTTTGGTCGAGTGCATTAATGTTTACAGTATCTACACTATTGGCAATGCTGGCAATAACTATATAAAAAAGTAAGGGGAAATCAAATGAGTAAAAAACCAAAAATTAGTAATTTCTATCGCATGACTATATCATCAACATTTATGGTAATTTCATATTATGTAATACCGTATTTTGGTATGGGTTTGAGTGTACTAAATGTAGTGATTGTAAGTGTATTATCTGAAGTATTTAAAAGTATGGTTAGTGAAGATTATATAAAGATACCAAGCGATATAAAGTTTAATTTAATAGGTATAATAATTGCAGTAGTTGTAATTTTATTTAACTAGGGAGATAAGATAATGAAAAAAGATGGCTTAATGTGGTTTCTAGAGGGTGTATGGTTACTTTCAATATATCAAACAATCATAATATTGATACTTACAAGTTTACCCATTATTAATATTATACTTGCTACATTCATATCAGGTTTAATTTTTACAGTAGTATTAACAACAACTGGTGCTTCTAATAGTGGGACTTTATTTACAAAAGAAAACGGTTTAGTATTAGTTTGCCTTATATCAAGTGCACTAATTGGAAACGTTGTAGTCAGAATGATATTTAGTATATCAGGGTATAATATTATATAGGAGGAATACCAATGAAGAAAAGTAAGAAAATAGCAATGACAAAATTATTAATAGAATGGACTCTTATGTTTACTTTGATTGCATCAGTGATGATTTTAATTTTCTCTGCAATGCCTTCTATAAACGTAATAATATCATCATTTACAGTTTTTCTAATTTATAGCTTACTTACAGTTATAGGATGTCTTAGAACAGATATGTCATTGCTCTCAAGTTTTAGCGTATCATTATTATTAACTATGTTACTAGGAACAGTTCTAGGAGGACTATTAGTATCGGCAGTATTGAATTTAGCAGTTTAAGTTTATAACATGAATGGAGATGATTTTTTGAAGATATATAACTTAGAGGAGTTAGTACTCAATAACTATGAAACAAATCTTGAACATATAGTAGATGAGTCTATAGAAAAATTTAGTGACAGAAAGGATAAGGTAAAGGTTATAAATGGTGATAAAACATATGAAATGCCTTTTGCAAATTTTGTAACTAATGTAATATTACTCAAACCTTTCTTTACATTTGAATGTAATAGTATAGATGATAACTTTATTATAACAGACCCAAATAACTTTAAATCAAGTAATCTAGAGAAATATTACAATCGTATTATTGATAAGTTCGGTAAAAGTGAAGAAGGATTCATAAAGATTAATGGTATAATTTCAGATATTACTAATACACTAGATGATATCTCAGGCACATACAACGTGTTGTATGGAAATAGTATGAATCTATACTCTCTAATAGAGTTATCAAATAAGAATGAAGACCTTTATAATTTATTAAACTTCAAATTCCCACCTAATATCGAATATAAAGAGATTGAAGATATGGGTAATCGTAAGTTGGATGAATTATTAGAGATATTAAGGACTGAAGATAATGTAATGAAAAATTATCTAAATAGTGGTACTGGTGTTAATGTTAAACAGTTAAGACAGTATGCCATTGCAGTTGGAGCTAAACCAGGATTAGATGGAAGTATATTAGAGAAGATTGTAAATACTAGTCTTATAAATGGAATGAGAAATGTAGATGATTTTGTTATAAACGCTTCAGGTGCTAGAAAGGCTATCATAACAAATTATAAGCAAGTAAGGAAATCTGGGTTAAACTTAACCGCACGTATTATTATCTAGAGGAGATATAATATGAATAATAAAGATATAAAGTTTAGAGAAGATAAGATACTAAACTTTTTAGATTTATAGCTCAGAATAAATTCTTTTAACTGCTGGGAAATCTTAACACATGGTGGTGAAGACAATCAGCATCCAAGACTCTTTTATAAGAGTAAGGTTCAACGACTATCCCATTGGCATCATATGATGCATTAGGAGTAGGACGCAAGTTATTGGCGTGGGTGAGAATCCCTTAAATCGAAACGGAGAATAAACAATATCTCATATTGTGAAAAGATATAGTCTAGCCTATATGGAAACATATAGAAGTTCATAAAAGAACTGTGTGAGTCTAACGAATTCACATGAATGTAAGCGATCTAACCAGAAAGTTATCACTCTTAATGATTGATACTAAACTTAGTGATATTGAAGATTGTGAGACTAAACATTATTTAAAATATGATGTGACTAATGAAGACACATTGAAGAAAGTATTAGGACGTTACCATATAACAGATAGTGGTCTAAAAATAATTGATAAAGATTATTATCATTTAATTGGCAAGACTATAAAACTTAGGAGTCCTATTACTTGTAATGAAGATGAAGGTGCATGTGATATTTGCTATGGTAAAATGGCTAAGATAAATAGAAACCTTCATATTGGTATAATAGCAGTGCTATTCTTAACAGAACAGATAACACAAAGATTACTATCTGCTAAACACTTATTGCAAGCAGTATCAGATGAACTTGATTGGAGTAATACGTTTACTAAGTATTTTGTTGTAGATAGAAATATGGTATTTATTAACAGAGATAATATAACAAAAGATGTAAGTATAATTATAAAGGAAGAAGATTTATACATGGATGATGAGCATAGTAGTTATGCTATCGATAAAATGTATATAGAGAATGATGATGGTGATGAAAAATTAATTGAGTTACCTATAACATTCTTCCCATCAGAATTATTACTTGAAAGAATCAATAGTGTAAATGTAGACGGTATTATTAAAATAAACACTATCAAGTACTCAGATATGGATGTTCTATTCAAGTTTATAATGGAGAACAATGAACTATCTAAACCATTAAAGAAAATACTTAAATTAATTGAGAATAAAGATCACTTAGGTTTAAGTAATTTTAATGATATTCATAATAAATTTATAGAGTTAATACAAGAGAGTGGTATTAATTTAGATAGTGTTCATGCAGAGTTAATTGTAAGTAAATTAATTAGAGATACAGATAATTTATTAAATAAACCTAATTTCCTTGGTGAAAAGATTCCACCATACAAGGTATTACGTGTGTCATCAGCAATACAGAATAGTAAGAGTCCTTCAGTTAGTTTAGCATTTGAGAGACTCAAAGGGCAATTCTTATCACCATTACTATATCAAAAGGATGGTACATCTATAATAGATAATGTATTTATTTAGAGAGGTGAAAATTGAATGATTAAATTAAAACCAAGTCATATAGAAATAGAAAATTATAAGACTGTTAAGAAGCTGGAATATTCATTAAACTTATGGAATCCAGCTACCTTCAGTGTAGATTTTAGTGCAATGATTAAGGAAGACGGTTCATTACTCATTCCTAGAGGATATAACATAAATAAACTTTTACAACATCTTGACAAAAATATGGATGATATAGTAGATTTATCTATGTCCCACTCTAAGTATATGAGTATTAGATATAATATGATATCACAACCTAGAGACAATATACAAGAGAGGGCATTAGACTTCCTAAATGAACGAAAGGAGTTTGATGATTTAGATAATGAAACTCAAAAGATATTAGCATTGAAACCAGGTGATGGTAAAACATATTGTGCTATAAATTATATATCTACAGTAAAGAAGTTGCCAATGGTATTTGTTGACTTAGATAGAGTTGCACAACAATGGAAGGACTCAGTATTGAAGTTCACTGATGTAACTGAAGATGAAATATTCATTATATCTGGTAAAGAAACAATTGAAGAGCTTATGGAAATAAAATATCATGACCATGACTATAAATTTATAATTGCAATGCATAGAACTGTGTCAAACTTTCTAACAGATAAGCCTAATAAATTTAGAGATTTAATGAGAAACTTAGGTGTAGGTATCAAGATTTATGATGAAGCACATGTAGAATGGATGAATATATTCTATATAGATGCATTAACTGATATATCTGAAACCTTATATCTTACAGCTACTCCTGAAAGAAGTGACTATAAAGAAGATTATATTTATCAACGCATGTATGAGACAGTAGTGGTACATGGTCTTCATATACATGATGATGAGAGATATCATACAGTTGTTTACACTAAAATAAATACAAAACCTAATGTAAAGCAACAAGCAAGTATGGTATCAGGGAATTATGGATTTAGTGCTAATGCATTTTCAGATTATTTAAAAGATGATAAATTCGAACAGTTTTATGGCATTCTATTCAATATAGTCAATGATATGGTTCTAAAGAGTAAGCCTGAGGAAAATAGTAATCGAGTATTTATTATGATACAGAAGAATGACCTTATACAAAAATTATATAAAAAATTAGATGAAGATTTTGAGAGTAAGAATATAGGTAGATTTTGTGGACTTGTTAAGAGAGATAAAAGAGATAAAGAATTAGATAAAGATATTGTAATAACTACTGTTAAAAGTTTTAATAAAGCAGTTCATGTGGATAATGTTAGTGCATTAATTAATACTGTACCTATGTCTTCATCTGCTCTTCTCAAGCAAATAATAGGTAGATTAAGATTTAGAGGTGAAGATAAACCATCAGTATATTTTGATATAACTGATATGGGATTCGATGAGTGTAAGAAACAATTGACCTACAAGCGTAGAACACTAAATAAAATAGCAAAAGAAGCATTTGAAATAGAATTATAATAATATATTATAGTAGTGAGTATATATAGAAAGGTAGGCAAACGTTTTATGTTTCAGTTCAATAATTATGAAAAAATAGAAAGATCATTACTACGCATATCAAAGAATCTAGAAGTTAAGAATGTAGTTCTATTAGGTAAAAAGAACAGTAGAGATGAGAAGATTGAACCTCATTATGAAAGAAGTTATGACTCAAGTAAGTATAGTAATTACAGTAAATTGAGTCAAATATCTATAGATACACAAGATTACCTAGTATTTAAGTATAGTGATAGAAAAAATAAGAATTATGAGGAAATCTATCTAAGCTATCCACATATACCACACTTGATTAAACAACTTAAATTTGCACAAAGTATAATTAAAAATGAAGTAGTGCATGATGATGAGCCAGTAGAAGTCTTCTTTGAAACTGATGAGGGTATATTTCTAAATAGAGAGTATGAGGACTTACGTGTTAATATAGATAGACTTATATTCGATAAAGTTATATCAATTGAATTTGATGTTATCGTTCATGATAGAGAGGGTATGAACGAGAGTAAGGGTGCTATATTTTATATGAATGATAGTGGATATGGTGCTGAAGTTTCTGAAATGATGTTGGATGGATTAGTTTATTTCCTTGATAGATTTAACTTAGTAACTAGTAGTGAACTTATATATAATACTGCGTTATTAACTCTATCATCACATAAATCAGAGAGTAGCTCAGAATCAAATAGAGTTCCAAATACAGTTAAGAGTAAAGTTAAGAGTACTAAGAAAAAGATAACACGAAAATTTAAGAATAATAGCAGTTATAGTACTCCGATAAATGATATGTTTGGCAGTTCAAGTGATGATGAAGAAGATTTACCATTTGAAGAAAGTGAAGAGGAAGAGGAATACAAATTAACTGATGAAGAACAAAAAGAGAGTGAAGAAGAAATACCTGAATGGCTTAAAGGTGATGACGATGAAGAAACTGAGGAAGTAGCCGATAAAGAAGATGGTGAATTTAATGGTTTAGATGATATGGTTAAAGGTAATTCAGAATATGAAGATGAGACTGATACTATAGTTAACCTTAGTTCTATTGCAAAATATTCAGAATAGGAGGAGTTATGTCAGACGTAGGCGGATTATATGAAGAATATTTAAATAGTAATGAAAAATTAAAGGACAGAATAGATAAAAATAAGAATAAAGAAGTTAAGAGTACCAAATCTAAGAAATCTACATTAAAAAGAACTAAAGGTGGGGATAGAACATCTAAAGATGAAATAATTGTGATGGAACATTTTGACACTGATGATGAAATAGTAACTGTAATCAAGAGTGAAGTTAATAAAAAACAAATAACGTTAAATGATATCTATGATTATGCTGATGAAAAAGGTCATGATGGATACAATTTATTTTACGGTTTAGCAACAAGACCATCAATGTCAACTACCACACTTAAACGCTGGTTTGAAATTCTTAATGTAGAACTCAGTCTAGTTGATAAAGGAAATAAAAACAGTAATAGCAATTAAGCTATTACTGTTTTTTTTTTGCTATACTGTTTCAGGATTAGATTCTTCAACCTTATCCTTTAAAGGACTAGCTTTTTCATCATGAGAATATTCAATGCCTCTAGCATCTAATATTTCTTTTGACTTTGAAACTGTTAAGAAGTCTCTATTATAAAAAGCTTCAGCACTTAAGTTTTCATCATCCATAAGAATTTCTTCTTCTACTTCTTCAATGATTTCTTCTTCAGGCTCAGTAACTTCTTCTACTTCTACCTGCTCTTCAACGATCTCTTCCTCAACTACTTCGGCTACTTCTACTTCCTTAATTTTTGGCTCTTCTACCTTTTCAACATCATAGCCACCCTTTTTCAACACTTTGAATTGTGAATCATTAATAAAAATTGGCTTAGTAACTGGTCCATGACCGATAAATGGTACATGACCCCTATGCTTAACAATTACTTTTACTTTTTTCATATAAACATTTCTCCCTTCTAAATTATAATAAAACTCTTCCTTTATCTTCTTCCTTTAGAACTTTCATATTTTCTTCATCTAGATTTTGATTTGACTCATTTAAGTTAACCTTTTTCTGCTCATTAAATATCTTAATAAATTCTTGTAGCAAGAAAACCACCTGTTCCCTTCTATTGTTATATTAGTATTGATTAATTAAATGTTAATTTATAATAGTTTTTTCTTATAAAGTTGTAATACAAACATTAATGCTGGAATAAGTAAGAAGTTTGAAAGACCTATGGAAAAATCATGATTGTTAATAGTATCCAAGAATTCTTCATCAATAACTAGACTATCATTAAAGTGATTAACTAATATATTCTCTATAAAATATAATTCGACATCTGTATAAGTTGTATTATTCTTAATATTATCTACTAAATCCATACTATAAGGTATAACTATTTCTTCTTCATTCTCTGTAATAGTATGTTGTAAAAAGTAGTAAGTATTAATATCATAATAGAATACAGTATTTACATTAGTTATTTCAGTAGCAACCAAGTTATTTGGCACTAAATCATCAGTGTTATTTAATTCTAATGCACTATATATAGTCTTATCATACATATTGTTAAAATTACGATCATTTGTCTCAAAAATACTGTCTATTACATATTGGGAGAATACATTATTATTCTCAGACATTACATTATTGTCAGTTATAAACTCTATTAGGAATTCGTTATAAAGAATCTTGTCGTTAAATGTATAAGTCAATATATCAATTTTTTTATTCATATAGTCTTCTAAATAGTTCGTAGTTAAAGAGTCTAATAGTTTGTCTATATATTGGATTATAAGACCATCTTTATTTTCAACTATAGTATTCTTTTCAGTACCTATATTTTCGAAGAATTGTGTATAGTTGCCTTCAATTTGTTCTTCTATTAGTGCTACGTCATAAGTAGATAATACAAAGTCTATCTTATAATACTTTTTACCATTCATTTTGTCTATATTTACATTAGTTACTCTGAATAATAAATCAGTATCATTGTAATTAACTAAGAAGAAATCATCTGGTAATGGCTTAATTGTATCTGGTAGTACAATAGCATCACCTTCAACTTCACTTTCCACTCCATAATTTTCATCTACAACATATTGTAAATCCGCCTGTGATATTCCGTATAACGATAGGTCATCTATTTTATCATATCGTATAGGAGACTCACTTCCTATGACTTCCTGCACTTGTTCTAGACCTACATCTTGGTGTGATGCATTTACATTTTTATGATAATAAGTTGTAAATGTTGGTACTCCATTGAGGTACTTACTGTACTCTGAGGTTGAAGCATCTAAGTAGTTATCTATATTTTTACTGATTATTTCTTGCTCATCATTTACTAATCTACCCATTATAACCTTCCTTTCATTTTATATTCAGTGATTAATATAATGTTTCTATATTTTTTTCTAAATATATATTATAATAGTGATTAGAAGGATTTAAGTAATATTTTATTATTAATAGAGAGGAGCTGACTGATTATTCGTGATAAACAAGGAAAAATAACCAGAGATATATTAGATGAGTTAGATGTAAACAGTAAGAGTGAGTGGAAGGTTATTTTAGTAGACTATGAATTCCCTGAAGAAATTATAAATGAATATATAGAATATGTACCCTTGAATTATGTTCTATCTAGTCAAGTAGTGAGTGAGAAATTCATAGAGGATAATCCTGAGTGTTTTAATTATCCATCAACATCATTTTTTCAGACACTGAGTGAAGATTTCATGAGAAAACATAAGGATAAACTAGACTGGTTCTATTTATGTAAGAATCAAAGGATGAGTGAGGAATTTGTTTATGAGCATCTTGGATATGTGTCTATAACAATAATTATGGGTTCATCGTCTAATGATTTTCATGAGTACTCAGAGACATTAAGAAGAATACTTGAATTTAAATTTATGAGGTAATAGTTTTGTAATTATAATGATATACTATTGGACTTGACTTATACAATAAAGGAGTGTGTAGTAAATATATGAACAAAAACCTAAATGAAATAAGAAAAGTATTATCTGAACTGAACTTAGAGGATACTACTACAATACTACCATCTGAGAGAAATGATACATTTTTAAAGAGTATTGAATCTGTTAAAAATATAGTAAGACTAGAAGATATAAATGAGTATGAGTGTAAAATACTTAGAGAATATGGTGAGTATAGTGAAAAAAGAACTAAAGACAATAAAGCATATACAAAGTCTTTAAAGGGGGCACTAAAAGATGTAGACTCAATGGTTATGAATATAGTAATAAGTAATTCTAATCCAGTGAGTATGGATTTAATAAGTGACTTAATAAGAAATGATATAAATATGTCATTCAAATATGGAGCATATTTAAATACTGACTTAGTAATGTTTATACTCAAAAAGGATAAGACTATGATCATAAAAAATAAATTTATATTAAACTATGTATATCTACATGAAGAAGTTTTTAGTAATTTGATTAAGTTAGATCCTTGGTTTTATAATATACATGGTATATATTTTAACTTTGACAACCAAGTTAGTAAGGATTTAAAAGATGTTCTAGTTAGTAAATTTGATGATTTTATGCTAAAAGGTCATCATTTAATTGATAATTATCTAATAAATGAGGTAATTAAAAATAAAGATAGCTTAACTAGTGATATTGTTAAAAAGATATCTATAAGTGATGAAGATGTTATGATTAAAGCATTAGATGAATTTAAGACATATAGTTCATTGGATTCATTTCAAAGAGTAAATGACACCTACGACTTTATGGATGTACTAGAAGTATTTTCTATGTTCCAGTACGATAAAATAACTGAGAAAGTTATACTTAGACTTATTGATCACTCTGATAATATTCATGAAGCATTACCATTCATCAATGAAAAATTTTATTCTGATAAGGTTACGAATAGAATAAAAAGCAATCTATTTAAAAATATGTAAATAAACGTTTTATAGTTATATATTATAATAATGATTAAAAAGGTTTATTTAGATTACTAGAAGATTAAAAGGAGGTTGTTATGAAAGTAACAATGAAAATGACAAAACAGGAATTAATTAGTATTAACAGAGAAATGATGGATGATTTATTAAACAATGGTTTATTGGGAAACCTAGATATTGATGAAATTAGTGAAATAATTGATATCAAAAGATTAATGTATGATTTTGAAAATGATGATGATGTATTTAACAAACTAGTTGATGATCAGGGTAAAATGCTCGAGTTAATGAACAAAGGTTCAATTAAGCGTATTGATAATAATATTCATATTGAAGTCGATTGGAGTATGGTAGACGCATTCAATAGTTCATTAAGAGTTGCTTCATTACTATTAGGTGAATTCTCTACAAACGAATCAGAGTTTAGAAATAGTACTGCTTTTAAGATTAATACAACTGGTATTAAACACGAACTAGGTAATTTATTTGATAATCTCTTCTTAGGTATAGATGCTAAAAATATGGTTGAAGTAACTAATTTATATATGGAGTCTGTTAGAGATTATTATGATCCTGAATTATATGATGAAATTAGAGGTCTATTAGATGATTCTGAGGGAGAAATTGTTAAACACTATTCAGATTACATTGAAATGTTTTCTTCATTATTCTCAACACCTAATAACGAAGAAGAGTTAGCATAGTAAGAATAAAAAGAATATACAATTAAGTATATTCTTTTTTTTTTATTCTTCAACTATCTTTCTAACTTCATCCTTCAGTTCTATAAGCACCTTATTTAAATATAACTTAGAATATACATCTGTTGTCATACGTGAAACTATAGACAAAGGCGATACTATTGCTGAAATCTCCTCATCTGTGTTTCTAACAGTTGTTGGTGCTTTACTACTATCAATTGTCTTACCTATAATTGACTTTAAACTAGTATCAAATACTACCTTGTCTCCTATTCCCATATTATCCTCATATGTTATATAGAACTCAATCATGATTCCATCAACTTCTTCGCCATTGATTTTATCACTATTAACCTTTGATGTAGGTGGGAATACTAGATTTTCATCACTAATATCCTTAGCAACTTTCTTACGTCTTTCTATGTTCCTAATGTATTTCTTAAGAACCTTTTGTATGGACTCTGTAAAATCTTCCATGTCACGATTATAGTAGATTACAATATCAGATATAACACCTGTATATTTACTACTCACAACATTTTTAGATAACTCATCAATCATACTATCAAATTCACTACCAATAGAACTCAGTAATTTATTTGCTTCCTTTTCATCAAATGATTGTTCAAATTTAAGTAATGGGTCACCCGTCTTAACTTTAGAACCATTTTTTATCATAAAGTCTATATTAGAGTTAACACCTAAGTTTAAGGTCTTTTTCATAGTTACCTTTGATGACATATCCTTAGATAGATTAGTAGTTACCATACTACTATCTTCCATAGTATAATCACCACTTGCTATAGCTACCTTTGTTAACTTACCAGTAACATATGTTTCACAATCATCCCCAAACGATTTTACAGATTGGAAGAATTGAGGATTTTTAGCAAGTATATCGCTTTTATTAAAACTATCCCCTTCTGATACTAGGGGATCTTTTTTATTTGTAATGTAAAACCCACCGTTACTATTCTTAGCTTGCACTGGAGATAGATCCACAATATCCTTAGTGCCATCCTTATATTTTAATATCATTAATTGATTTTTTTCATCTAACCTTTCAACTACACCATCTTGCTTAGACTTAAATACAAAATCAGAACCAATCATTTGAGGTAAAGCTCGTTCTACTCCTGAGCCGAATAATGGTTTATCTGATATCTTTGTAGGCATGATGTGTTTACTCTGTGTGACTTGCATTCCAATCCTTGGAGGATCTGCCTTGCGAGAAGTAAACGGAGATAACAACTCAGCAGGTGTTAGCATATCTGATGGATTCATATGATTAACATCAATGTCATCATCAATTATACCACGGGTATTTTTAATCTTAGGATTAAATGATAATTGTCTAACTGTACCTATCTTACTACTATCTGGGCTATTCATTCCAAAGAAACCTAACATACTTTTATCATATGCTCTCATGTCAAGAGTAAATGCATGGTCACTATTTGTTCCACTTAGTCCCTTATAGGATACTTTACCCATTCTTTCAACTTCACTTACTGGATTAAGTACTGAATATTCATCTATTAACGGGCTCTCAAGAAGTTTTTTAGTGATAACATCTTGTCTTGCAGTGATTTTCTTAGGTGTGCCTAATCTAGATGTATCCTTATAAACTCTAAATGCATCAGCTAATACTTTGTATAAGTGTGCATTAATTAATTCATTGCCTCTAATACGATAGTTAGTCATATTATTAATACCACTGTAGTTTTTATTCTCTAATAATGTATTACCTTCTAATAATAGTTTATCTATATCAGTTGGCATATCCATATTTTCCAGTACTTCAATAGTGATAGGATCTAATATAAGATTAAGCATATTATTTATACCCTTTGAAATATTTCTACTACCATATTTATTACTAAATACATCAAGGTATACTTCAGTATCATTGAAATCATCGAAGTTATATTCTTCAGTATTAGCTACATATAGTCCATTCATTAGTAAAGAGTAACGTATCATATTATTTTTATAATATAAGTAACCATCCTTGAACTTAACTACATTATAGTTGGCTTTCTCATCTGGAGTTAATTTCTTACGCTCTTCTAAAAATTCATATTCCATTTCATAGCTATTCATAATATTTTCTAAACCTTTATAGAATCCTAATATTATAACTAACGGAAATTTTCTACCTATTACTGATGCTCTTGAATAAACAAATCTAGAACCAGTATTTATATTCATTATATCACTTTTTATAGTCTCATCACCTGAAGTAACAACTATTGCATTTATGATAGCCTTAACTACTGACTCTGCAAACACTTCACTCTTTATTTCATTATGATAGTGATGGCGAATATATACATGACCATCTTCTTTATTTACTATTAATGCTTTTCTCTTAATCCAACCTAATAAGTATTCATTACCATTTATCAAGCCATCAAGATTTATACCTTTACTTTCAACCTCATTCTCTATCTTACCACGATTGAATCTAAATGTATAATCTCCAACATCAATTCTAATAAAATTATTCGATATATCATCATATTCTAATGTATTATCATAGTTACTATTAACTTCACTATTGTTACCCTTTTGGATTTTAATAGACTCATGACTATCACTACCAAGTAAATATTTTCTTATCTTCTCAGTATTAGGATTTATCTTATTCCCAAATCTAGTCAGGAATATCTTATTGTAGTTTGAAGTTATTTGAACTGTATCTTCCTTAGTCTTAACGATAGGCAACAATGTCAACTGTTTAGCTATTGATTTCTTACCGCCATTTAAAAATAAAAATCTATCGTCTACTATTTTAGGTAAATCAACCTTAAATGTATGGTCCTCATTCTTAGAATCTCTAAACTTGATAGTAATAGTTTCTTTTTTATTGAATGAATCAGATGTATCTTCTCTTTCAATATTTCTTACATATAATTTGATATCGTCATCATTATTAAATGCTGTTATTACTGATGAAAAGTCTTTTTGATTTTGATACTTGTTATAATTACTATCTAAGTCTTTAAGTTTACTTATTTTTATTTCGTCATGAAGTGTACCTATATTATTCATCTCATCTATTTCAATTGATGACATCTTAAAATTATCGAGTATACTGTCAATAGTAACATTATCTAACTCTACTTCACTCTGTGCAGACTTTAATTTATTAACTCTTGAATCTATGACTTTATTTTCTACTGCTTCAGCTTTTTCTTCTTTTAAATCATTTAGATATCTTAGGAATTCTTCATTATCATTTAATGAATCCTCTAAGTCTTCTATATTATCTATATCAGGATGTTCGTCTATAAATTTTTCAGTAATTTCTTCTATATTATCAATGACATCTATATCTTCACCTGTCAACGCATGTACCTTAGGCTCCAAATTCATACCCTTTTTAATCTTACTCATTAAGGAATCTAACATACCACTTTTATTAGCTTCCTTACTTATATTCATTTCTCCTTCACTATCGCTATCTGAATTAAGTAAATTTAGTTCAGTAGGAGTCATAGTTTTACCAGTCTCTAAGGAATTAATTAATCCTAGTAAATTCTTAAATTTAGATATATTAATATCATTGAAGTTACTAACTTTGAATAGTAAGTTCTGTTTAGTTGAATAGAATATAAATGTTATATCTTTTAAATCATTTTCTAATAACATACGTCTATATATAAGACTATATAATATTTTAGCAGGATTATTAGGTTCGTCTGATGATAACTTATTATTCATCTTTACAAATACAACTTTCTTCTTACCCTCAAATTCTTTTTGATTTATAACCTCATTTAAAAAGTTCTTATAATAGCCATACATAACTGGTCCACTCATAGTTACACTATTAAAGAAGTGATTATTTTCAAAAGACATATCATAGTACATATTCTTTGTACCATACATTTTCAATTTAACCCTGAAGTAATTTATATATTTATACTCGTTCTTTACAACCTTGTATACTTCATTCTGGTCTATTCTTTTGATTTTATTAATTGGAGCAGATTTAATACTTAGTGTCTTTGGACAATAATAAGACCGTATATGATTAGGTTTATAGTAATCCATTTTTACCAATTCTTTTAAATCATTCTTACCATTGGATAAATGGAATAATACTGTGTTATTACGCTTATCTTCTTCATTGAAGATTAGTTTCAAATTTTTATAGATATAAGTATCCTTTAGTTCTGATAAAACTTTTATCATAAAATATACCTCTCTTTCATTTATTATTTATTATTTATATTTCGATTAATTAATTGTTATAACTAAAATTATTTGTATAATTTATGATAATTCAATATAATTATAATAAATATAAATAATTAATTATAACCCCATATCCCCTTTACTTTAAATATTAATATAATTTTAACCTTATTAATATCTATGTTATAATAGTATTTTAACAAAAAATATTTACCTTAATACATAATATTGATATAAATAAAAAATATTAATAATAAATAATTGAAGATTATGATTAATAATATAATATTTTTTAAAGATTTAAAATTAATAATTAATTAATAATTTATTTTAATATGATATCTAATTATATATTATTATAGTGATAATAATTATAATAATTTTAATTTTACTTATATTTAATACAATAAGTATTGTTATTAATATATTGTATATAGTCAAATTTAATCTATCACAGGTACTAAATATGGTTATATTTAAAGTTATTATAGTTTTTAATTATATATTATTTAAATGAAGTTATAAGGATAATTATAAGTAAATAAATACTTATAAAAGATTAATGAGGAGGATGTTATAATTATGGCACTAAAGAAGAATATTAAAAAGAAGTCATTTTCACCTAAGGAAGTAAACAAGAAGGTAGTTAAGAAGAAAGTAGTAAAGAAAGCACCTGTAAAGAAGCCAGTTGAAAAGGAAGAAGTAGTTGAAGAAGAAATGACTTCTGAAGAAGAAATCGTTGAGAAAGAAACAACTGTTAAGAAGAAGGTTGATTTAACTAATGAACCTGAAGTAGATATGTCTCAATTTGAAATTCCAGAAGAAGGCACATGTACAAAGGCACAATTCTTACACAACTTTGCTGAGAGATTAAATGATGCAGGTATTGGAGTTAATAAGAGAGTTGCTGGAGATATCATGGAAGTATACAGTACATTATTAAAAGATGTTATTTCAGGGTGTTCTTACAAAGATACTGTATTAGGTGCAGCTTACAAGAATAAGTATGTTGATTTACGTGCGTATGGTTCTAACTTAGAAAAGGTCGAACATGATACATTAGTATTCCCACATAACCGTGTTGAATTACGTATAGAATATGTTAATGTAGACCCAGAAGATTTAAAAGTTAAAGGTAAATATGACAAAGAAAAAGGAATTTTCACTACACTTGAAGGTGAAGAATATGAAGTTTAGAATCAATAGATTCTAAATAAATCATTATATAAATTTTAACACGAGATACTACTATATTAGTGGTATCTCGTGTTCATAATAAAGTAGTCTATCCACACAATCGTAAATAAACGAAACGATCGAATAAAGTGGTAGACGTAACATAGTTGTATATCAACATCCTTTAACCAGCTATTATGTTGGGAATCTTTATCAATGTTAATTAAAACCTTTTAATCTAGTTAACAAATTGATACTATCTTAAGTATATAATTTTTCAAATTAGGATAGACTACTTTATTATGATGTTAATTCATCATACGAGTTACGCTTATATACTATAATGCTACCACGCCTTGTATGTATATAGTTAAATACCTACCACCCACATACGGTAGGTATTTTTTTTTTGATTATTTTTCATATAATCGTTATACTATAACAATAGATTAATTAAATTGAGATATCGGATATACATATAAATAAATAGTTAAAGAAAGGGGCAATGTGTCATATGAGTGTAATAAAAAATTTAGGTAAGTCGTTCCTATACTCTATTCCAAGTGCGTTAGGTACAGTAATGCCTACTGTTGCTGATTATAAAAGAAATATAAGCCTTCCCCAGCAGTCTAGAAAGATGATGATAGACCATCGCAGATTAGTTGAACGTGGTATGACTAAGTGGGATGATACTGGCGGAAACTTGATGAAGAATTTAAAGAATGACATAAAGAATGGTACTAGTGATAATGATACTAGTGATTTTTTTGATGATGGTTTTGATGATGACTTCGATTTTGAAGATGATGTTAGTGAAACTACTACATCAGATGGTGGAACCAATATACAGTCAAATAAAATAATAAAAGACAATCGGAAGACTATGAATCAAGTTAATATAAATGGACCCGACACTGAAGTTGTTGCTAATGAAATGAAGAAGCAATCAGGATTAAATATATTATTGAATGATAATATACTAAGATCTATGTCAGTTATGTCAGAGCAGATGAATCAAATAAATCAATTCAATCAAGAAGCTACACTTACTCATTATCAAAAGACTGGTAAGTACAGAGCTGCAATGGTTGGAAACATGGCAGATATAAATAATAAGTTAGAAAAGCTAGTAGATTTACAAACTAGTAGAAATAAATTTATGGGTACTGATGAAGATGAAAGTATTGAAAGAAGAAAATCTCAGTTTGATAGAGTTATAAGTTATAATGGTCAAATGAGCTTTAGTAATTATATGAGTGAAGTAGTTAAGAATGCTAAAAGCGGTGGTGGAATGTTCGGTATGCTGTTAGAAGAAGTAATAGCTAATCCACTTAAGTTTGTAATGGAAGAAACTATTAATGCTGTAATACCGCAAAGTTTTAAAGACTCTATGAAAAACTTAGATGATATTATTAAAGGACTTCCTTCCGCATTTATATTAAAAATGAATGATTGGGCATTAGAGGACAATCCATTTAAGAAATTCTTAGGTGGAATGTTAGGACTATCTACTGGTTGGTCTAATGAGCCTAAATCAGATATATATAAAAAGGGTAGTACTAGTTTTGATGGTGTTACTAGAAAAGCTATAACAGAAGTTATACCTACATTATTATCTAAAATTCACAGTGCAATATCAGGTCAAAAAGAAATGGTATATGACTATGAAGAAGGTGTATTTCGTGGTAAGCAAAAATTATTAGATGACCGTAAAGATAGTATTCGAAACATAATGAGTGGAAGAGACGAAGACAAATTAGAAGTGTATAATGGTATCCTTAAGGATAAAGGGATAACTGCCGATTCTGAATTAGGAAAGTCATTAAGAAATGATATAGATAAGATATTAGACGGTTATAATATGAGAGGTAAAAGTCCTGATAAAGCATTGACTAAGAAGCATATAGACGGTTCATTAAATAATTCGACATCAGTAGATATGGTTAACAGTTTAATTCAAGATAATCCTGAACTAGCTATGAAGATATCATCATCCATAGTTGGGGCACAGGACTCATATAAAGATTTCTTATTTAAAGAAGGCTCTAGTGTAGATTTTGCAGATAGTGGTATAATGCAGGCACTTAATGATAGACAACTTAAAAAGGATTTTAATAGTACTAGAGATACTAAAAATTCTACATTCTATGATAAGAAGAATAAGAAAGATGATAAAGACAAATCCGTAAGTGAATTCATGAATGATATATTTTCATCTGATAACAAATTTACCGATAAAGCTAAGAAATTATTATCAGTACCATTTAAGGCATTAGAAAGAGGTGCTGATAAGGCATCTAAATCATTAGCTAACGTTTTCTTTGGAAATGATAAGAATAGAGAGAAGGATGACGGTTTATTTAACTCGATAGGTAAAAAGTTTAATGAGTCTATATTTAAGCCACTAAATAAATTAATGTTTGGTGACAAAGATAGTAATGGGAATGTACCATCTGACTCAATATTTGATAAAGGTATATTCACATCTGTTAAGGAATGGTTTAGTGACTATCTAGTAAACCCTACTAAGAATTTCTTATTCAGTGAGCAAGAGATGGATGCTAAAGGAAATATCATTAAGAGTGGTGGAGTAATAACAAGATTTAAGAATAATGTAAGCAATATCTCTGCAAATATATCTGAATCATTATTTGGTGAAAATGGATATGCTGATAGTGTTAAAGAAAAAGGTATGGGAATATTAGAGTCATTTAGAGAAAATATGATTAACTATGGAAATAAAGTAGAACAGTATTTATTTGGGGAACTAGACTCAGATGGTAATCGTGTAGCTAGTGGTGTTATTAATGAAGAAGTTAAGACTAGTTTAGCACATGCTACTGCAGGTTCTTTATTAGGCTCAATGTTTATACCAGGGTATGGTAAGGTAATTGGTGCTGTTGCAGGCTATGTGCATGGAATGGATAATGTTCAGGAATACTTATATGACAAAGATGATGGTTTATTCTATAAATGGGGAAGAAACTTTAAGCAATTCTTCGTAGGTGAAGAAGAACTTGACTCTGAAGGTAATGTTATTAAGAAACGTGGTATACTGAAAAATGCACAAGATACTATAACTGACAATATTATAAATCCTGCTAAGAATTATTTATTTGGGGAAGAATATGAGAAAGATGGTAAGTTATTTAGATCTGGTGGATTTGTTGATGAAGTTAAGATAAAGACTTCTGAACTATTTGAAAAGGGTAAATTATTCCTTTTAGGTGATGAAGATAATGAAGGTTTATTCTCATCAGCAATAACATATACACGAGAAAATATCTATGAACCAATTAAGAGAACTATATTTGACACATTTGATGACTTAAGAACTTTTATGACTGAAGAAGTATTTAATCCAATTAAGAAATCTATGAGACCATTTTGGGAAGAGTTTAAAGTTCAGATGGGTAATTTCAAAGATTGGGGTTCAAGTGTAATAAAGCATATGGCAGATAATTTAAATGAAAGTTTTGCTAAATACTATGGTACTACTTTCTCTGAAACATTCCATGAGAAAATAGTAGAGCCAATGAGTGATGCATTAGACACAATTAAGAACTCTTTAATTAATATATTTAAGTCAATGTTTAAATTACCAGTGAGTATTATAAAGGATGCTAGTGAAAGCCTAAGAAATAAGCATAGAGGAATGAACTTAGCATATGCAGGAAGTGCATTAACTGGTGAATCAGATGACTTAGGAATAGAAGTTGATAAGAAGGGTAATGGAATACTAAACTTCATGAGTAAAGAAGCAAGAGCAAGACGTAAAGCTGAAAGAAAAGAACGTAAGAAGGCAGATAGTATAGAAAAGTCTTCTAAAGAGCGTGAGGCAACTAATATAAAGACAACTGCTGAAAAATCTTCTGAGATTGCTACACATACTAAAAAGACTGCAGGACTAATGGAAAAGTTCTTAGGTGCATTTGGTATTGGAAGTAAAGGTAGTGGAAGTGGGAGTAATGGAATTAGTGCAAGTATACCTGATATATTAATGGGTAATGGTTCTATATCTTCAGCAAATATCAATTCAAAAGCTAATAAGAGTAATAAGAGTAAATTAGATGATTTAGAGTCTATACACTCAATAGAAAAACTTTCATCAATCAGTAGAAATACTGCAGGAACCAAGAAGTACACTAAGAATATTGCATTATATTTAAGAAGAAAATTTGGTAATGTAGGCTTAGGTGGAAAGATGGAAGAGTTCGAAGAAAGTATTAAAGAAGGAAAAGGTTTCTTTGGTAAAGCATTTAAAATCATTTCATTCCCTTTTAAGTCAATGTCTAATGTTGCAGGACAGACAGTTAAATCAGTACAAGAAATGGGTAAAGGTTTATGGAAGATTGCTAAATTACCTATGAAACTAGTATCACTTATTGGAGAAACTGTTAAAACTATAGGTCCAACTTTAGCTAAGGGAATAGGTAAAGGATTGAATGTTGCAGTAGATGTAGTATCAGGAGCAATTAAATCTGCAGGTAATGTAATCAGTTCAATGGCAGATAATTTAACTAAGATTACTACTAGTATACTAGATAATGCAACAAAACTAGCACAGTCAATTGGCAAAGTAGTTACTGGAGTTACTAAAATGGCTATGGATATAATCCCATCAGTTCTTAGAGGACTAGGCGGATTAGGTAAATCTATGATTGACATGGCTACATCACCTTTTAGATGGATGGCTTCTAGAAAGGGAAAAGACGGTAAAGACGGTAAATCAATAACTAAAAAGATTAAAGATAAAATTATGAATGTAAGAATTGTAGATATAGTACCACAACCTCCAACAAAAGCACTACCATTCTATGAGACAGAAATGCCTAAGTTGGGTTCTGGATTTATAGGTGCACCTGTTGTATCCTTTGTTGATAAAATTAAGGCATTTATGAGCAATTTATTTAAAGGTGGAGAGAGTGGAGAAGAAAAAGAAGGTATATTTGCAAAAGTAAAGAACTTCATAAAAGCACCATTCGGAAAGTTTAAAGAAAAGTTTACTGAGAAGACTGGTAAAATAGCTAGAGACTCTGTGATTAATGGAGTCCATATTATGAAAGAAGATGGCTCACTAGATGAAGTTATGGGAGACGTCGTAGATAGTTCACTAGGTATAATTAAAGACAAAACTATAGGTAGAGCTAAGCGTGGTATTAAGAATGTATATGATAAAACTATAGGTGGAGGAGTGGCTAAG